GGCACAAGTCATCTACAACTTCAGTGATCTCAGCTCCACCGTCACAGTCACGGTCGGTTCTGCTGGGTTGAATGGCAGTGGAGGTTCGACCGCAACAGGCACGGGCGGCACGGCGGGCGGGAACACGTGGTTCGGATCCACAATCGCAGCCTATGGTGGTGGCGCCGGCGGTGGAACGATCCGGACTGCCATCGCCGGCGGGGGTGGCGGCGGTACTGGCGGGGCTGGCGGTAACGGCGGCGCTGTTTCCACAACAGGGGGTGCCCCACAGACTGCGCTAGCTGTCGCTGGCGCGGGTGGCCAAGGCGCCGGCTGTTCAGTCGGCAGCACTGGGTTTTCGGCTGAATACGGCGGCGGTGCCGGCGGTGGAGCACTGGCCGCCGGCGGCGCTGGTTTAGCTGGCGGTGGAGCTATCTACGGTGCCGGCGGTGGTGGCGGCGGGGCCGGGATCACGACGCTAAATGCCAGCGCCGCGGGAGGCGCCGGTGGTGCCTCCGGGGTTTACTCTGGCGGCACAGGCGGAGCTGGCGGCGGCAACGGTTTAGCCGGGTCCGCCGGGCCAAGCGGCAACAGCACACTCGCGGGGGCTGGCGGCGGCGGCAGTGGCGTTCTTGGCAGCGGCAGCGGTGCAACCTGGACGGGTGGCGCCGGCGGCTGGCCGGGTGGTGGTGGTGGTGGCGGCGGCGCCGGAACAACAGTCGGTGGAAATGGCGGCCTTGGCGCGAATGGCGGGGCCTGGATCTACTCCTTTTAAGCTATGGCGATTGACGAAACACAAAACTTTTCAAGAGTCACTGTTTCCACAGGCTATAGTGCCGGCGCAACTAGCATCCAGCTTGTTTCTGGCAATGGTGCCCTGCTGCCGACAATCAACGCCACGGGCGGCTTCAACGCCGTTTGGTGGGATGTGGCTGGATATTCCGATCCGAGCACAGATCCGAATGTCGAAATTATTCGCGTAAATTCCATTTCCACGGACACCATCAACGTCATCCGTGCGCAAGAAAATACAGTCGCTACGAACAAGAACACGGCCGGTGGCAGCTATCAAATGGTTGCCGGCGTCACAGCGAAGTTCCTAAACACCGACATGCGGCCGCACGTGGACGTGCAGGTCTTCGGCTCGGCGGGGGGCGCCGGAGCTTTCACGTGGACCAAACCAACCGCTGGATCCTTTAATGCTTGCAAGGTCATCTTAATTGGCGCAGGTGGTGGCGGTGGTGGTGGATCTGGACAGTCCACCGGCAGCAGCCGCGCTGGCGGAACAGGCGGTGGTGGTGGCACTTATGCGAGTGCCGTTTACAATTTAGCCGACCTGGCGTCGACCATTACAGTAACGGTCGGATCGGCCGGCCTCGTTGGGGCTCCTGGAGTTAACGCCGCGGGTGGTACTGGCACGGCTGGCGGTAACACGTGGTTCGGTTCAACACTGGCAGCCTATGGTGGTGGCGCCGGTGTCGGCGGCCGCGCTGCGAATGTCTGCGGAGGCGCCGGTGGGGGGACCGGCGGCGCCGGCCTCAATGGTAGTACAACCAGCAGCACAGGAGGTAGTCCGCAGACGGTTGCCGCTGCTTATGGCTTTGCTGGCAAGGGTGCCGGCTGTGCTGCTGGCTCATCTGGCTTGTCGGCCGAGTATGGCGGCGGAGCGGGCGGTGGAGCACTGGCCGCCGGCGGCGCTGGTTTAGCTGGCGGTGGAGCTATCTACGGTGCCGGCGGTGGTGGTGGCGGGGCCGGTGGCACAACGTCAAATACAAATGCTGCCGGGGCTGCTGGCGGTGCCTCCGGGACTTACTCTGGCGGCACAGGCGGAGCTGGCGGCGGCAACGGTTTAGCCGGGTCCGCCGGGCCAAGCGGCAACAGCACACTCGCGGGGGCTGGCGGCGGCGGCGGCGGTTTTTTTGGGAGTGGCAATGGGGTGAATGGCGGCGCCGGCGGCTGGCCGGGTGGTGGTGGTGGTGGCGGCGGCGCCGGGACAACCACGGGCGGGAGCGGCGGACCGGGCGCAAATGGCGCGGCTTGGGTGTACACTTTCTAAGGAGGCGCATTAAACTATGATGTTCGGTGGAGTTGAAACTGCGGTCCTGGAATTTGGTGGCGCGATCGCCGCAACGGTGACACCCGTAGTGGTCACAGCAGCCCAGCAGCAATTGCCTATGATGGGCGTCGGCAATTAGCGTATACTTGTCAACATGAAAGTTGACACGTTCACGCTTTTAACCTTTGCCACCCTAACACTAGGCTTTCTCCTCAATGTTGCCATCAACACACGGGCGCAAACCAATGTCCGGGCTGGTGACGTCACCCGGTTCACCAACAAAAACGGTGTTACAACCGGCGTGCGTGTGACTGCCGGGGCACTCTCCTGCGACATCTCCGTCACCCAGCGCCCGACCATGGCTCCGCGCGCGGCCATGTACAGCCAAGTCACCGGAATCTGTGAGAAAGGGACCACACTCATCGGCACCTACACCGATGTGCTTCAGCCGGGCGTGAGTGTCTCCAAGACGCTCACATCGGGTTCCGACAGCCTTACGATTCAGTTCGATATCGGGACGCCGCTATTGGCTTGGAAGGCGACCGCCAACGGCAAGAGCGATAACGGGACACTCTAAAAAACACTCCTATATAGGAGTGCCGGTCAGGATTGCTGCGGTGAGTTGGTCGTTATACAGGTGCCGACTTCTACTTCCACCCGGCGAACTGCTGTTTGCCCTAGCGCTGTAGTTATCAGGTTCGTGATCGCGTAGTTGGTGCCAGAAATCCCCCCAGACACTCGCACTGACGCGGAATTCTGTGTATATGTGCTTGATCCTAAGCCGATTCCGCCTGGGCCAAACCAGCTCGAATTGAGGATGTAATCCCCCGGCGCCAAGTAGGAAGCCCAACTGATCTGAATATCGACAACGGATGCCGGGTTCTTCGGGGCAATCCGGAAGCACTGGATTGCTGCTTTCGATGGGGGCGATGCCGAGTTCGGATTGCAGGTCAGCACGTAAACCAATGCAGATCGCAATTCAATACGGCCGGCGGCTGTGGCGATCGCGCCACGGAGGGCATAGATCTGTCCGGCTATGCCGCCGCTCACAAACACGGTGGTTGTGGTCGCGGTGAAACTCGAGCTAAGAATCGTCAACCCAGAATCGGCCGCCCAAGATGCAGAAACGATCGTATCGCTCCCGATCAGCCAGTTGCCCCAGACTTCCGAGAAGTCGATGATGTCTTGTGGCGCCTTCTGGAAAATGATCTCGCATTGGAATCCGGAGCCCAATGTCGATGGTGGCGGTATGCTGGGCGGCAGCACAGGCTGTGGCGCAATTGGTGGTAGTGGTGGTGGAACGATATGCGAGAGCTGGCAACCATTCCATTCGGCAGCGCAGCGCGGGATAGCTTCCGCTCCAAGCATGAAACTAAAACCCTGCAGGCACGAGCCAGGCGCAAAGGCGCCATCCATGAAGCTCTCTGTGAGCAAGCATGAACCAGGCGACATCACGCCGTCGAACGGAGCGTTCGAGCCGGCGACGTTCGCGCCTACGGCGCACGGGTTGCTCATTGTCCCGGAATTCATCGGCTGCCAGGAGAAATCCGAGAATCCCGCCACTGGCCATGGGAACGGATTCATCGGCTGCCAGGTATTCGCATTCGCCGTATTCGCCGGAAGCTCATATTGATCTTCCAGGATAGGAGCATTTTCGGTGGTTTTGTCCAGCGCATGGATGTCCTGGAAGCTGATTGCTAGGACACCCGAAGACTGCTGCACGCATTCGTCAAAGCCGATACCTTGTTCACCGACCGCAACGGCGCCAAGTAAGGAAGCGCCACCGGCGGCTGTTTTACCGCCCGCGGTGAATTGTAAACTCTCCGGGATCTGGATCCAGGTAGTGGCGTTCCCGACGTTGCGCGGGGTGACGAAATTGATGATGAAAGCCATCTACTGATACACGATCCAAAGGCTACCCTGCAAGATGAGCGGCAGAGGGAAGGTCTGTCCCTGGTCATTACAGTACGCCGAAAAGTTATGCGCGTCGACAGCCGATTGCTGATCTGTCATGAAAGCGCCGGTGATCAACGCGGCATCCCAGAGCTGGCCAAGAACTTGCGCGTGGCTGCTCGTGCCATCCAAGCCGGCGGCTAACAGCGGTTCCATCAGAACGGCACAGCCGTTGCTGTAACGCAGGGGCTGACCCGGTATGCCGGGGTAGATAAAGCGTGGGGCAGCCGGATCCCCCTGGTTGAGTTGGTTATAGCTGGCACCATTGACGCAGATGAATTGCGCGTTCGAATCCGATCGCAGCGAGTTCCGGAGATTATAATTGCTGTTCGACCCAAAACCCCAGAGGCAGCGGGCGATGTGGTTCGCGGCGGCGACCAGCCCAGTGTTCGCGACGTACTGGATACCGGTGCCAACCGCGCCGTTCAGAACGAAATGCGTCGTGTCGACAACTGTGATTTGCCAACTGCCATTGATGCTATGAGCTGGCCCGATAATCGTTCCCCCTAAACCAGACACCCCAAGCGTGTTGTCGAGGGTGAACCCCGGTGTCCCGGACAACGCATTGAACGGAATCACATTGTGAATTTTGAAGGTTCCATCCGTTGCAGCCCCACTTCCTGTTAATTGAATCACATCACCATTCTGGAAATCCGATGCCGCTTGCAAAAAGGTGTTCCCGAGTGCGCTAGGCAACGAACTGACATTCGATCCGCTGACCCCCATCGTTTCCCGTGCTTCGAAAATCTGGATGATCGGGCCAGTCCCGTTTGGCCCATTGACTAGGCCATGAGGGCTCGCCGTCTGGCAGGTGACGCTTCCGTTCAGCGGAGCAACCACGCTCGAAATGAGCAGCGGTGCGGTGATCGAATAGAGGTACGGCGTGCCACCGCTTGCCGATGTGAAGGCGTTCGCACTGCCGTTCTGGTAGAGAAAGAACTGGTACGGATCCGCGGTAACTGTGTAAGCGACATTCTGCACGTTGATTTGAATTGGCTGGCTGATGACGTCTTCGAGCACGGAGGAAATATAGATGTCAGCGACGATTCCAACGCCGAAGATGAAGTCACAGACCGCCTGAACTTTGATCTGCAGCCCCTCTGGCGTTATTGCCGAGACCATCTCCCAGCCGCCACCGAAGGTGACGCCAGATTGCCAGGTCCCGAAATTCGCGCTCTGTAATGTGCAGGCTTGGTTGTTTCCGACCGTGCCATCGTGCTGAGCCACAATGTACAGATAGGATGGCGCGCGCGCGTCGGTCTGTGCTGGCACCTGCCCGCCGAAGGGCGAGTAGAATAGAGGGTCACAGGCATTGATTTGCAGACTCCAATTGAAGATCGAGCCCGATGCGCTTGGCTCGATCTGCACAGTTGGACAACCGATTGCCGTATTCAAAAAGAGATAGTTTGTCGCACCGATTCCGCGGATCTCCCCGTTGAATGGATTCTCCAAAAATGGCTCATTCGTGAAGGTATTCTGCGCACGAAAACGATTCTTAACGAGCGTCCAACCGCCAGCAGTGAGACCGTTTTTGATGCCATCGAGAATAGAATTGACGCTCGCTCCGGAGAAAGTCGTGGTTTGCACGGAGCCCGTATACTGGATAGCCATTGCACCTCACGAAATTGCCAAGAAAAAGCCGCCCTGGAAGTGTGTGGAGTCGCCAACTTGCGAGCTGTACAAGTGGTAGTTATGGTTGTCAAAGCTGGTTTCAATGTCCAGCGTGTAGATCGTCGTCACCAGAGCTGAGTCCCAGAGCTGTCCGAAGACCATTGGCGGCGAGCCAGCCCCATTCGCGCCGGCGGCAATGAGCGGCTCGATCACTGCTGCGCATCCGTTAGAGAAATTCAAGGGCTTGCCAGGCAATCCCGGCATCACTAAACGCGGATTGGCCTGATCGATATTCGTCAGCGCTTCGTAACTCGCCGAGTTCAGCGCCATGAATTGCGCATTGCCGGCGGAGTACAGGCCCGTGCGGAAGTTGGCGCCAGAAGACCCGACTGACCAGATAGCGCGGTTCAGTGTGCCTGGCGCAGCCACCAATCCGACGCCGTAATACGGCTGCGAGCCGGCGCCCACAGAACCATTCAATGTGAAGTTGAAGTTGTCGATCACCGTGACGGTCCAGGTACCGTTCACAGAATGTTTCGGCCCGTAGCAGAAGCCGGTTGCCGTCCCGATATTCGGCGTGGAGTTGTCGAGCGAGAATGAGGTGCTACTGACGTTGCTGATGGTGTAGATTCCGTCGACTACAGCGTCGCCGGTGCTAATTCGTACTGTGTCTCCGGTCCGGAACGTGTTATTGCCGCTGACGAGAATGTTCCCGGTTTGTAAGCCGCTTGGCTGGCGCCCCATCGATCCGATGGTCATCTTTTCGAGCGCTTCCGTAATCGAAATGGTTTGGCCGGTCGATAAGCCGTGTGCGTTGAGCGTTGTACACTGGACTGGCGTTGCCGAAGTAGCGGCCGTGATCGGATTTGGGACAAGAAAGCTCTGCAAATAAGGAACGCCGCCAGACACGGCCGTACCGTTCGTGGTTGACTCGCTGGCGAAAATGAACAGTTGGTACGGCCCGCAGATGATCCGATAGGTCAAAACCGGGTTAACAGTGATCGAATAAACCGCGCTGGTGGTGTCCTCTAGCACTGTTGTGACGTACAGATTCGCTTGGAGCCCCGCTGATGGGTTGAACTCTCCGACCAGGCGCACGCGCAGCTTCAAGCCTTCTCCAGTCTGTTGCGATTCCAACTCCCAACCACCCTCGGTGGTAATCCCCACGCCGGTAGATGCAGCAGGAGTCACGAACCAGCTCCCTAAATTAGCGCTGTCCACGCCTAGCGTGATGTTGTTGTAGGCTGTCGTACTGCTGCCGGCTACGATTTGGACTCCATTCCATGCTTGCGGGAGATCGAATGTACCAGCCTGAATGCAGTTGAAAATGGGGTCATTGTTTTGAATTGCGCTCCCGAGATTTGAGAAACAGGTTTGTGCGGAAGCGCCGGAGCCTGCGAACACCGGGAAGGATCCGTCCGTGAAAGGTGTGGACGTGTAGAACTTGTAGACGGTTTGGCCGATCTCAACCCATTCGCCATTAGCAGGGATTCCGTTGAACGGATAATTCAGAAACGTCGCGCCAGCGCGATGCCGGTTGTACAGCGTCCAACCTGCGGCAAGCAGCGCGGTCTTGATTCCGTCGAGAATACTTTGCACCGACTGCCCGGTGAAGCTGTCGTTGATCACGGTGCCCGAATATTGGATCGACAAAAAAACCTCCTATGTAGTCGCGACAAACAGGCTGCCGTTGGCGTTGTTGTCGGTGATGTTGGTGTAATTGTGGCTGTTGAAATTTGTCTGCAGATCGAGCTGGTAGGATTGCATCACCAGCGCGGCATCCCACAATTCGCCGACGATCACCGGAAGCGCGTTGTTACTGGTTCCGTAGCCCAACATCGGCTCACAGATGATCGCGGCATTATTAAACCAGAGACCTGCCAGACCCAGCGTAGTCGCATTGCTTTGGACGCCGAAGAGCTGTGGACTACCCTGCCCGGACCCGCTGCCGACATTGGCGTTGAACTGATAGTCAGTATCCGAAGAATTCGGCGCGAGGCTATTCCGAAACGTCGCGTTGCCCGCACCGTCGCCGATTGACCAGATGGCTGTGGTTGTGCCGGCCTGTAGGAATGCCGGGATCCATGGAACCCCGCCCATAATGGCGCCGCTCGATGGCGTCGACACGTTCGGCAAATACAGAAAGAACTGGTAAGGATCGGCGAGGATCTGGTACCGTTTGTTGGCGGCCGGCGTGGAGGTGTGGATGACGCCGAGCTGTGTCAAGGCCACGTTGCAGAACTGGATCGTGACGCTGGTGCCGTTGTCGAGCAGCTTGATCGAGCACTGCAGTGATTGCGGGGTCAATGCGCAGGTCAGCGTGTAACCCCCGGCCACTACCGAGGAGCTCCAGCCAGCGTTCGAGAGGTTCGTGTTGATGCCGTTTTTGAGATCGGCGATGGTATCGCCCAGGAAGTTGTTGTAAACGATCGGACCGCCACTGTACTGGATCGCCATACTAACCCCAATCCTACGCGAAGATTTCGGTCAACACTATAGCAATTGCACTTTGACGATAAAGTTCTGTGCCAGCGTGCGCCCGCCGGGAGTGGTGATCGTGTTTGTGACCGAGTAGCTGGAGCCCACCGTGCCACCCGAGATGAACGCGGTGACCACATAGCCGACGTAAGTTGATTTCGCCACCGCGACCCCTGGATCGGTAGCCCAGGAAGAGGTCTTAATCGTGTCCGAGGCGGCGGTGAGCGGCATCGTCCAGTCGATCGAATAGTCGGTGGTGGCTTGTGGGTCTTTCACGAATGTCATGCAAACTGGCGTTGTATTGAGAGGCACGGTGACCGTCCTTGGATCTTGGCAAACTGTTGCTATGGTGTACTTTATGGCTGCGAGCAGACGCGACTCCGAGCACACGTTGAGCATGAAGCCGACGATTGCCGGCGGGTGCGGTGACAATATCGAGAGACTCGCCGCCCAGGCTTGCATCCTCGCCACGAAATTACGGGTTGCGGCCTTGCTCAGATTGGCGTTCCATGGTGCCCAGGTGGCGCTGAAAAAGACGCTCAGGAAGGTCTTTGGTGGCTTCACTGGGTCGACATTCTGTTGCAGGCGTCGAAACAATTCCCGCTGGCGCAATGGCTCTTGCGACGAATCTCCGATTTGCAGGAAATTCCAGGCCGGCAACAGGGTGCCATCGCGGAGATCATTCGGCACTCCTATATAGAAGTAACTTTGTCGCTGGCGTACCGGGACAGAGATCGGCGTGACGATGGGATACCAGCCGGCCGGGTCCACAAAGGCCGGTGTGATAAGAGCACTCCACGGTGGCTCGGCGACGTAGTCCCGTCGAAACGCATGCTGCGCGGCCTGGCGCGCGTGCCCTACGTAGTCGTTCGAGTCGTAGAAGATGTAGTCCTGCGAGGGAACGCTCAACCCAACCGGCGTGAATAGCGCCGCTGTGTTGTCCACATAATTCCGCGGGAACTGCAGATTCAACCGCTTGGCTTTGTTGTAGTCGAAGGAATCGTAGAACAGGTAGCCGATGCTGGGTGCCGCGGCCGCGCCGGTTGCCGCAAAGATGATGCCGGCATCAGCCACGTAGTCGCGCGGAAAGTGCGCCAAGCGATTCTGCCGTGCCTTGTAATCGAAGGAGTCATAGAAATTCCAGCCGAATGACGGTGGAACCGTTGCTTGAAAGTTGCTCAAAACCGCGTTTCGATCGAAATGTGCCTGCTGAATCCGGCTGGCGGCCGCGCGATAGTCGAACGAATCATAGAAGATGTAATCCTGGGATGGCACCACGGGCGTTACTGGCGCGAAGTCAAGGAAAGCAACCTGGTCGCGCGGGAAGTGAGCGGCGCGCAGTGGAGCCTGTCGGTAATCGGTGCGGTCGTCGAAAGCATAACCGAACGTCGGAACCCCGGTTGGCACCACTTCCCCCCAGAAACCTTCTGTTTCGACATTTCTATTGAATGACTTCTGGGCTAGCTGTTGTTTGAGGTGGTAATCGAAGGAATCGTAGAAGATATAGTCCTGCGAGGGGATTGGCGGTGGCGCTGGGTAAACATGCAAGGGCCTAATGGCGGGGTAGGTCTTAGTGTAAAGATCCTGAATTTCCGCCTCTGAAACGATGCGATTCCAAAAGAACACGGATCCAATTTGCCCGTTGCTCAGCGGGGAAATCCCGCCTGTAAATGCACCAAATGTCAAGGGCTGGCCGGAATCGGAGACGCGGCTGCCACTGCCACTGATCGCCGTATTGATGAATGCAGGCTTGCCATCAAGATAGATGCCTGAGTGCGCATCGTTGCTGTTGCCGCCGGTGTGGGCTCCGGTTTTGTCCCAGTAAAAGACGTAGAAATGCCAGTGTGTCGTGTCTGGGACCGCCATTTGAAGCTGAAAGTTATTCGCTCCGGTGAATGCGGCATCAAACCGGATATTTCCACCACCGCTCGATTCAACCTGGATAATCCAACCATGGCCGATAGAGGAATCGCACTTACAAATTGGGTCCTGGTTGGACGGCGCCACTGTGCTCAACTTCAGCCAGAACCCGATTGTGAACGGGTCAAGTGCGGCAGATGGGCCAGTGGCGAGCCCACCGTTGAAGTTGACTACCGGCCCGCTTGGACCTTGTAGCCAGTTGTAAGTTCCGGAGAGCTGCGCCGGCGTGACGCCACGCACATCATGGAGGACCGCGCCGCCTGCTTCGTTGAGCAGGTACCCAGCTTGCAGATTCTGCGCAGAAGGGGCACTGATGTCATTGAGGCCGAGGATCGGCTTGAGGCTCGAGCGAAGTGTGCGATAGAGGAGTGCCATCGCTAGGCCCTCCTCCTAGACGACCTGTTGTTGAACCGACTGATACCAGGCGCTGCAGGACGAGCCGGCAAGCGAAGTTCCTGTTGCATTTTCCACGACAATGCCCCAGTGGTCCGGCATCGTACCCCCAAAGGCAAGGCTCAACGGGAAAGGCCCGCCGATGTAGCTCGACCCGCTGGAAGGGCAGTTGATTGTGCCGATGATTCTGACGTTTGGTGGACTGGTGAGCACAACCGCCGAATCGGTTCCCGGCACACCGTCAGTGTAATTTGTTCCACCGTTCGCAGTGCCGTATCCGTAGACGTTGACCGAACCAGCGCCGCCTGGACCCGTGGTGGCCTCTACTCCAACAAACACTTCAAGGCTGCTTCCGGAAGCGCTCGCGACCGCTAGGGAGCATCGCTGTGAGCTTCCGCCGAGCGAAGTGAACGTGCACGTGATGGTTTGGCCGCTCGATCCATAGAGCGGGGAGACTACGCTCAAATTGTTACCTCCTGTAACTTCTTTGAGTTACACGACCGGCACGCCAGAACGATCGCTTCTTTCGCATTCGTTTCGTCGAGGTGCTCAAGCGTCAGGTCTTCGCCGAAAAGGCGCTCTTTGCCGCACCAGCGGCACTTCCGCTCTTCCCGGTCGATGATCTCGCGCACATCGTTGATCGTGATGTCGCCGGAATAGCGTGCCATGGAAGACTTTACGTGAGAGTGGAGGAATTGTGCCATCGATGTGCCAGCCGGTTTGATATCGCTGTGTGCCTGATTCCACTTGATCGCCTTAGTCCGAGGCGCATCATCAACGGGAAATCCTTGTTCCCGAAGCCTGATGCGAGCCTCATAATCACGCTGCCGCTGGCGCTGGAGATCTTGATTGTTGAGATACCAACCACGTAGGCGAACGGCATCTTTAGCCTTTCGCTCCTCCGGGGTGATCGGGATGCGATCTGAATATTTGTGCTTATGCGCCCCATTGCACGAGCGACAGGCGACCGTGAGATACCGCTTGTCATTCACCGGCTGTAAATGCTCCAACGTCAAATCTGGCCCCCGTAGATTTTCTTTACCACACCAGTGGCACTTATAGCCAGAACGCTCGATAATCTCAAAGACATCCTGCGCCGTGAGTCTTCCAGGAAAACGGCTGTTGGCCGCCTGAGCCTTGCGGATACAGGCAGCAAGAACGGGATTTTTAACAATCCACTCGCGCGCCAGTTCAGCGTTACGTTTCTGGTTACGCTGGCGCCAAGCTTGATGATCGCTAGCAATCTTGTCGCGATTCTCTTGGCGATATTGACGCATGTATTCGGCATAGTCTTCGTTCCCGTTGCGCCATTTCCGCATGTACTCGGCGTGTGATTTTTTGCTCATAATGAGTCATTATATCACTCCTACCAAGTACCATCAATAACACGTAAGCTATTGAGTCTATTCATCCCACAAAAGTCCGATTGTGTATGGCAGAGTTGGTGCCGTGATCGCCTGGATGCCGATGCCGCCGCTACCGAGCGTCACTGATGGTTCGGCGCCGAGTGGTGCATTCCAAATCACCGTGGCGCGCTGGTTAAGCGAGATCTCATACATGTTGCCGCCAATGTACGTCGGCTCGGTGGTGTAGTTGTTTTGGGTCGTGACCACAGGGGTGCCATCAGCAAGATCAGCCTGGTAGCAGCTACCGACCGTGCCGGTGCCATCGACGGTGAAGCGGCGAATTGCGAACTCAGCCACGTTGTCAGCCGGCGTGCCCTCGCATCCAATGACAACCTGAAGTAGTTTCGGGCGGCGCGAGGAGGTGGCCCGCAGTGAGATGATGGTTTTGGTCGAAGCCCCGGTAACCTGGCCGCTGGTAGCATACGCTTTCATGAATTCCCTCCAACCTTTTCAGAGAGAAGGATAGCGCGTAATTTCTGTCAACTGAATCTATTTTTTCAATGACTTACGAGGAATAAATGTCAACTACTAAGAGCCACCCGCCGTAGCAATCGCGAGATAGGAATAAGTAACAGAATCTCCGGAATTCACGCCCTGTGGTGGCGAAATTACCCGACGGTCCCAGAGCGTTCCACCGGTCGGCGGCAACCCAGCACCGAGAGATGAGTACAGACCCCATTCCTGAAGCGTGTACGTGTTGCTGTAGGCGATCGTGGCTGAACTGAGGAACTGCCCGGCGGCCGGATTGCTGTTCGAGCCCGCGACACGCGCTTGGCTGATCGGAGCGCTCAAATCAGTCTGGCTGATGGTCGCTGGCGTGTTGCTGGTGCCAGTTTCGTGGTACAGGAAGTTGGCGACATTGGCGCCGCCGGCATTGGCGAAGTTATTGCAGAGGTAGTTGACCCCGGCGGTCGTCACCAAGCTGTACATCATGGGCGCCCTGACGCCGAATTCGTGATCCAGCATCCACGCCAGGAAGGCCGTGAAACCCATCGCCGCGGGGATCTGGGCCTCTCGCCTCAACCGGCGCCACAAAGCCCGCCAGAAGCTGCGTGGCTGCGTGTAGAGCATATCGCTGGAGACGATACGCTCTTTTTCGGTGCTGCCATTCGCCCGGTGGACGACGACAGAAAGTTGGCCTTTGAATTCCGGGATTTTGGCGATGAACATTTGCTACGCGGCCTGCGCTCCGCTGGCTTTCTCGTGGTGTAAGTTGTTCAATGCAAAATGCAAATCGTAGTACTCGCCAATGCGATAGTGGCGCATCTCTTCTGGCGTCGCCGCAATCGTGAAACAGTTGCCGCTAAAAGCATGCTGGAATACAAGCTGCCCGTTTTCGTGATCCTTGGACTGCAGATTAAACCCCGTGAGTTTCATCGATTTCTCCTTCTTGCGCTAGTATACGACCATTACCTGACCAACTGAAGACCCGGTTGATTGATAAAGCTGGCCCACTACCAAACCGCCGGCCTTAGCGGCCTGGTTCCCACTGAATTTCGGCAGCACCACCACTAGGCCGCCGTTCACCGTCACCTTCCCGTTGAACGTAAACGGCCCGGCCTTGAAGGTGAACGGCCCCTGGCCACCCTGTGTCGCGGCCAACTGCTCGGCAATGAAGCGCAGCGCCTGATTGAGCCGGGTCGGGTCTCCTTTTTCCAGGTCAGTCTTTGTGATTGTGACAAACGAGAACTGCTGGTTGGATGGTGTTGCCATAACTAAGCTCCAGGCGGCACATCAATGGGAATCTTCTCCCAGAGCGGCTGCTGCTGATAACCCTGGCGCTGGTCGCCGGACAAGTACATGACTTCCACTTTCGTGCCGTCCTTATAGAGCTTGAACGGCGAACAGGTGTTGCACGGATCGATGGTGAACCGGTAGACCTTGCTCTTGTTCGTATACCCACTCGTGGAAATCGGCGGCAAATAGAAGCGTTCGACGTTGCGGTACGTGTGCGGCGGCAATGTTGTCGAGAGGAATTGCTGATTCATATCCCGGAAGATCTTGACCGTCAATGAACTTTCGCACACGTACTCCACCCAGACTTGTTTGATGAACTTGAAGCCATCGTACTGAAAAGCCGTTTCATACGAATCCCAGTGCAACACGGCGCATGGGTCGACAATCCAGTTGTACTTGTAATTGAAAAGCTGGGCTTTACCCCCGGCTGCCGGTGTGAAGACCAGACGGACACTTTTCCCCACGATATCGCTGGAGGTTGTTAATATCCGATCGCGATCAATCGTCGAGGTATTGATGTACCAGCTCTGGCGCTCCACACCGTCCAACCAGAGGTCCACTTCACAATCGACGGAGCCCGTATCGATCGTGAGCAGGATCTCGCGAAACACTTTATCACACAGGTACCCCAGATCTTCCCAGTCCGTAAAGAGGACCTTGTCTGGAGGATATTTGATGAAATCAAAACCATAGTCCCAAACTTTGAAATTCGTCGAAGGCGGCGTTGGTCGGAGCCGGATGGCTTTGCAAATCACATCATTCGGGATCGGGAAGTTGTCCCGATTGCGCACCGGGCCAACTGCCAGCGTGCTTGTTGGACTCCGCAAGGTGACGGTCTGGAACGTTTGGGTCTCGAGCGCTGGGCTGATCCCGCTCGACATGTCGAGGTTCAGCGTGACTGCTTCCCCTTGAGTGTCATATTCGATAGTGAGCTGCTGCAGTTTCTTGTCGTACGGCCAACCAAGGTTGTCCCAGTCGAGCGCGCGACCGAGCTGGATCTGCTCCAGTGGCAGGTAATTAAACGTGATCGTGTACAGCGTCACGGGAGTCGCGGTTGTGCCGCTGATCTTGAAGGCGATCGCGTAGGCTTCCTGGGCGGACCCAGATTTCAGTGGCAGCACCACGCGGCGCCGTCCAACGGCTTGCGGGATGACGAACACGTCAATAGGATCCGGCGTGGTTGAGAAATCATAGTAAACGTTCACTGTCACGGTTGAAGGATTTTGCAGCTCAAACACGATGTCGCCGAACTGCTTCTGTAATGACGGCATTCCCAAGGTGTAGAAATTCGTGAGTAGAAACCATGAGATCGGATGCCCGTTGTCCTGGGCGGCATCGGTGAATCCATCGGTCGTGTCCAGCGCAGTGGACGTGATCGGCATGTCCATCTGATTCAGATAACCCTGGAAAGGCCCACCGCTCGAGCTTTCGATGGTGCCAACCAGCAAATCACCGGTATCTTCTTCAAACAACATCGACAACGGCGTCGTCGCATAAGTGTCCGTGACATAAAGCGTATCGATTGACCAGCGGTTGTAGATGGTATGGTAGCGAAGCAGGGGCGTGTTGCCGGCGGTGTCCCGGTAGAGGAATCTCACCTCATTGCGGAAGTAACTCAATTGCATGAAGGCGACGTCGCTTACGCCATTGCCGTCCGGGACCGTACTGAAACTGACCGGGGCGAATTGGTTGACCGTCTCACCTTTGAAAAAGGGGTCGATCGGCTCGCTCATTTTAGTGGATGGGCCGCCGGACCAGGCGTAGATGCCATCATAGGAGACGTACCAGATGGCATTGTCGACCTTGCACCATGCCTGTTGGCCGTACAGCCCGCGCTGCGCCGGCGAGATGATCGGATCCGTCATCGCCCCATTCCAGACGTTGACTACGAAAATGTTGTCGCGATTTAGGCAAACGATTTGTCCGTTGAATTCCGTGATGGCGATGATCGGATTCGACGGGCTGCCGACTTCGATCGACCCCGGCGAGCCATCTTCGAGGTCCACAACGGGGAAGGACTCCGGGATGCCAGTCTTGGACTTGTAGAGATAGGTCGGGTTGTTTACGTCGCCGGCGAGGAATAGCGAGTTGAAAGCCAGCGCCGAGAGACTGCAAGGCTGGTTCGAGACGCTGCCAGTGCTTACAGTCTCCCCGGTACTGTGCGTGTACTGGAAGAAAGTCCGGATCTGCAGGTTGCCGGTAATCGCTTCAAGCACGGCGAATTCTTGTGTGTTGCCTGTCCCGATACTCAATGCGGTGCCCGGCCGCAGAACTTCCGCGAGGTCGGTTTGGCCAGGTGCGAATCCCTGGTTGACGGTCAGGGTATATTCGGCCATATTGCCTGCCGTGCCACCAGAAACAAAGGCGTTGATGCTGGCAGAAAACGCAATCGGCAAGGTGGAAGTGACCGGCGGATCATTGTCGAATTGCGCCTGTGGGTTGCTGGCGATCGCCGCATCCGACATTGTGTCGATGAAAGTCACGTCGGTCGACAGGCTGAACGTCTGAGAATAGGCGACATTGGTCTGGGTGCCGGCTGACTGCTGCAACGTAAGTGCCGTCGTGGAAGTCACCTGCTGAATCGTATACACGACGTTGTTGATCGTGATGGGGGTTCCGGTCGGCCAGTTGATATTGAAAAACGCTCCAGTGGTGAGTGCGACATTGTAGCCCGAAGTGCTTACTTGACTTCCAGTTACGGTGTTTGTGTTGGCTTGCGTATAGCCGATTAAACGATAGAAGTTGTCAGCAAAAGAGCCGCCAGCGCGGTAGATCGCAATCGAATTCGGGCCATAGATCTGTGGATCGACGTAGACGGCCTGAGTGATGTCGTTCGGCTGTTGCGGCGCCGGGCAGATCGGGCTGATCGTCAAATTGACAGCTTGGTTCACCGGTGACAGGCCGGTGACCATGAACATAGAAGGGTTGGATTCTGCCCCCGTGATTGGATTCCTAAAGGTGTAAACGTAGGTGTAGTCGGTGATCGTCGCATTCGGGCCAGGATTGGTGGCAAACGTAACAGTGAAACCGACCCCGTTCTGATATCCGGCCGAGGTCTGGATGGTTAAGTGGTTCACGTCCTGGACCGCGGTGATCACGTAAGGCTGCCCATTGATGGTGATGGGTGTGCCGGATCCCCAGGAAATGCTGAATGGGCTGCCGCTGACATTGATGACCGTGTAAAGCTGGGTGTTGCAGCTTCCGCTGCTGGTGGTCGTCGGCAGGGCGGCGCCGATTGCCGCGCGCATCGGGAACACTGGGCGATCGATTCCAAACTTCTCGAGTGGCTGCAGATTGCCATTAGGCGTGTCCGTCAACACGTCTTTGAGCATCAGCGTCGGAGTAGCAAAGTAGGCGTAAGGCAATCCGCTTGAGTTCTTGCGGTACGCCACCATGCTCCAGTAGGCGCCAAATTCGTTGAGGTTGGTGCCATTGCCTAGCGTCGCCACGGCATAGCCGGCGATCGGATTCACCGTCGAGGACACACGAAAGATTTGCTGGCCACTGCCCAAGTAGCGATAGTTGTTCGCTGCGTTAGATCCCGTTGCCAACCTAGCCAGCACGTGGATGAAATCGAGAACATTGCCGAAATTGTCCGTCAGCGGCGTTGAATTGATACGGAAAAACCCGTTGCGAGTGACGATGGCGCCTTCCTGTAAGCTCACTAAGTTGTTTAATTGCTGGAACATGCCCTCTTGCAACTGGGCAGGGTCCAACTTCGTGACCATCCCCATGTTGCCGAAGACCTTCGTGGTTTGTTTGTATGGCGCCGGTTGATTCATTCAAGCATCCTGACCCGAAGTTCGCCATCTGGAGTGGAATATAGTTCCCCCTGACGCACGTTTTTGGCTTTTGCGTCTTCGTCGTTTTCGGCGATTGGAACCTCGATGATGATGTCTTGAAGTTTGTCGTTTTCCATCAGGTCATCCTGGTTTGCAGCACGCTCGATCCGGTCACGTAGAGCTGTCCAACGGCGACGCCGGCGGCCGCCGCTGCAGCGTCGTTGGCAGCGATTACGAGCGAGCTGTAGAACACGATATCCATCGCATGCACCGTCGCCGGGACGCTCCCGGAAGCGGTGAGTACGTTAGCACTCGTTGTAACCGGCACTGGCGAGATTGTTAGCGAGCAATCTTCCTTGAAGATTGGCCGCGGTGTGAGAGTGATGACTGGTGTGGCCATTACATTTTTTCCTCTTCGACTTCCTGCATGATGGCGCGCGCGAGGTTAACGCCTTCCTGGAAACGAGCAGCGCAATAGCGTGCTCGGAGTTCATCCTTCATTTCTCCATCCATCTTGAAAACACGCTCGAGCACGCCGTACTTCAGATACACCGTGAAGCTGTCCGGTATCCCTTGAATCAGATCCGTGAGCGCGTAGGTTTTACTCTGCACTGGGAGCGCCGTCGATGACATCATCAGGTTCGCGCTAGACGGAACCAAGTTGCTGACTGTCCCAAACTCGGCCGAAATCGGATCCAGATAAGACCCACCGGAATAGCTACTGATCGTCCCGTAAAACGGTGCTGTGGTACTGAAGGTGAAGTTGACTGGATTCGTCACGGCACTGAGTGTGCCGAAGTAGTTCGCCGACACGCCGACTGTATTCCCGTTGATGATCGGCGCCGGCACGAGTTGGATCGCTTTCACGGTGACGCGATCTTCATTCCAGGTTTGCGGTGCGCCAGTAGCGGTCCGCCAGTTAAGGAACAGCGCATCGAGATTGTAAGAATCCGTCGGACTCAGGAAACGGTTGTTGTAGAATACATCCTCAACCTGCATCTGGGCGTCGGCTTCCGTGTATACTCCTGTGCCGTTTGTCACGGCCTGGCAAAATAACTTTTTGACAAGCCCGGATTCCTGAGTAAAGTCCTTGAACGCGCTAGAAAAGAACCCGAGAAATTGGTCGACGGTAAGCATACCAAGCTGCAAGCCGGTCGTCTCCGGTAAGTTGGACAACACGGGTTCCAAAAGCACAGCGCACACGGCATCGTATATGTCGGACACGTAAGTCATCAGCCCTTCTTGACAGCCTGCGCCTCAATCCAGTACCGGGGCTGGACCAAATAGCGCCAGCGGCCGTAATCCTTCATGACACTCAGGAACTTCTGGTAGAGCAAACTCGCGTCGGCAAAGATCTTTCCACCTTCCTTCAACTGCAACACGTGTGCCGCGTAGTCATCGATGATCTGGGTGTACTCATCCGGCAGGTCAATGACGTCCGTGGGATTGACCAACAGCGTCGGCTCGACGACGCCGACAATGGCGAGCGGGAGCCCGCCAATGACGTCAGCCGGGTGGATGCCGAACTTCTGCGTGCCGATCGGCCACCATTGCGCCACAGGCCCGAAGCTTGTAGCCGTGTCCTGATACCAGAGCCGGTAGCGCTGGGTGAGCGCGCGAAACGTCGTGCGCCGCAACTGCCGGTTGTTGAAGGCCACCGCCATGGGAAAGAGTAGACCCGCCGGCTGATCGTAAATGTACCGGCCGATTTGCGTACCGCCCGGCACCGAAACCACAGCCTGAGTGAACCCCGTGAAGACGTTGAGAACGCGCAGTGCTTCGTTGATGGCGTTGTAGCGTTCCGTCTGGACGTAGAACAGCGAGTTTCCCTCCAACCGGTCGAGAACGCGGGCGTCCAAGTCTTGGAGCTGATATTGAGGCATTCACGTACTGACCGCCTCCGCCTTCACATACGCCTTCCATCCCCAGTTCCCCGCGACGTATGGAACGGGATTTGGCACAAATCCATGCTCGGCATTCCATCCATCAAAGAGTTCCTTTTCCATCTTAGCTTTTCGCAATAACCACGAATGGGCCTCGTCTAAGTCATTTGTGGGCGCAAAATCCTGACGATAACACTCAATGATGTGCCCGTCTGGCAGGGCGTACGTGATAATGTACGTTACCATCCCTTCAGGGGTGCGCTCATCAACGGTGGTCGGCACGGGTTACTCCACCTTTTTCACTACGATATTGGCGCGCTTCACCGTGTTCGCCCCGCGCATGTCGGTGAAGTGGTGCTCATAGTGGCGCATCGCTTCGCGATCCCGGCACTCGGCTTCCCACTTCTTCTGGTTAGCCATAATCTCCGCTTTGCTCTGGCGCATACCGGTGTTCTTCTGCTCGATCCGGGCAGCATCGTGCCGGTTCAGCTCTCGCGTCTTCGCGCGCGCGAACGCGGCCACCGGATGCTCGAATCCCAAGTTCTGCCGGTTAGCCTGCGTGATGTAGTGTTCCACCGACCGTGGGCCGGTGTCGTTCGTGTTCGGTCCAGGAGGGACACTTTTGGTCATAGGCTCTCCCTCACTCCTATATAGGAGTGGCTACCGCTTCTTCTTGCGGACGCTTTTGCTCTTGTGCGCAGTTTCCAACGCCGAGCGGTGCATTGCGTGAATCCCGCGCTTCTTGCCGTGCCGGTACATCCGATCCTTTTTCAATTTGGGCATGTGCTTGTCCTTTTCGTACTTGAGTTAGCGCCGCTTCTTGCCGCGCTTGCCGGTCCTGTGTGTGGTCTCGCGGGCTTCCTTGTCCAGCTTCTTGCGGCCACCGTACATTTTCGCTTTCTTGAGTCTTCCCTTCTTCATTCGAAACTCCTTCCATCAATTGTGATCCGTCATTTCTGACATCACAAATGATTTCTTATAGTTGCGGCCTACAGATTCCAGGAAATCACATCGGGATCGTGCGACTGCCAGAAGTTGGCTCCGGCCGATCCGAACAACTGCTCGAAGTTGAAGTCGAACGCGCGCTGGAATTTGGATTCGTCGGCATTTTTAGCGTCTTCGAGCCCCCTCATAAATCTCTGCTCGTAGTGCATCGCCAACTTCGGGTTGTGGTACACGTCTTTCTCGTTGACTTTAAAGTTCAACGCATCTGCGAGTGCTCCGTACATGAAAACACTCGGGTTAATGAACCACGGCGGCCGGTCGGTGTCGTTCAGCATATCCGGCCACTGCTTCTGATAGATGAACCCGAGCTGGTACGCTCCGAATTGCCACGGCCAAAGCTCGTATTGCATGCTGCCGCCGGCGGAAGGTGCCAGGTCAACAACAGCTAGCGGCGGCCCGGTCGACGACCGCTGCGGATCCCGCCAGTTGATCTCCATAACAGATACGTGGATGCGCAGCGGAATGCCCTGATAGGCGTCGATCATGAACAACAAATCCTTGAGGTCTGGCGCCAAGGTGAAATATGACTTCACGATCTGGTATGGCGAATTGGTCAAGTTGTTGTAGCCCCATGGCAGATCGATAGTCAATTGATTTGCATTCTGGACTGACGTCACAGTGAAGACCGGGCTCGATTCGTCGGTACGGAACTGCATTCCAGTGAGAGAGGAAGACGTGAGCGTGGTCGCGGCCGCTGGGTGCACGAACTGGAATTGCGCCGTGAAGGTTGTCGCCGTGGTGCGCACGACGGCGACGGTCTCCGGAGTCCCGGCAGCATCCACGTAGAGATAGGTGTCGGGCATAATATTCAACATCGAAACCGGAGTTACTACCACATAGCCTATTTCATTGATACCGGAGGCAACCGTGGTGTTCACTTTGTCATCCACGGGCCACGAGGTCGTGTTGCCTTGAGTGTCCGGGATCCCGCCGGCGACGATCGTCGATCCAGTCGTCACGTTTACGGTTCCGTTCTTGTAGAAGTTTGGGATCGACAGGACTCCGTGAGACAGTAAGTCAGCCCAGTAAGTGCGCGAGTCGAGCGCTTGGCGCACGCGGTCGTTTAGCCAGCCCTGGACAAGGTTTCGGTCGAGGTTCGGCCGAAAGCTCATGACTCGGCCGGTGAGACTAAATAAATTGTCGGTGAACTGTGCGATGGTTTATCTCCTGTATTGAGGTACGTTTCCAAGGCTTCCGGCGCTGAAAACCCCAAACACACTCAGCAGCCAGAGCACAACAAGAATGATCACCACGACGTTCAGGATGTTCTTTATTTTCCCGTCCATCGGGATGTAAGTGTTGACAAGCCACAACAGGACACCCACAACAACCAGGGTGATGAGCACAGAGATGATCGGCATAGTTACTCCTTCTCTTTCTTTGGGGCGGTTTCCGTGGTCTGCACAGTCTTCGTGACCGTAGCCGGCGGATGCTCTTGCTGCTCCACGGTTTGCACGGTGGTCACCGTTTCGATATCCGGAATCGGGTGAGTATCCAGAAAGAAGAACAACTTGAGAAATCCGGTTCCGAGAAACATCAGGCCAATGAACTGGTAATAAGCCCAGTGCGTCGGGTTGTACTTCGTCGCATCCATGATCGGAGAGATAGCGGCTGTCGTCACTGCGCCGGCGCCTCCGGAGACCACGGCCGACACCAACTGATAGAGCCATGGTCGCCACTCCAGCACCATCAGCGAAGCATTAGGACCGAACGAGGCGATTTTCATATTGCTCCTTCACATCCGTTTGACCAGCTCTGGCGGAGCCTCAGCTACGTTCATATAATCCGCATGCTCGGAGCTGATCGGTTGAATCATCAGGTGGTAGGTCTCGATGTCCGGGGCACAATAGACCTTGATGCCCAACTGAATCAGTCGCACAAAAAAGCTGAAATCCTCACTCCACTCACCGATCGGATCAAACGGTTTCTGGTGGAGCTCATTGGTGATGCGCTCGAACACTCGCCGCCGGACCATGAGGCAACCAGCGCCGGCGCAATCAACGCGCAACAGTCGGCCGATGGTCTGCCAGCCGGCGATCCCGTGGAATTGCCGCTTGTTCGGTTCCCAGGCGTAGAGCACTGGGTTGTGCGGCGGGATTTTGTAGTGGTAGAGCCCGGTCAGCACATCAAGGTCAAATTCGTTCAGCAGAGAAACCATTCGGCAAACCAGATCCGGCTCAAATGTCTGGTCAGTATCAAGCATCAGCACCCAATCGCCAAGAATGTTGTCCGCGATGCCGTTGCGCGCCCAGGCATGGTAGCTCGTGATGGACTTCGTCAAATGGATGATCTGGTTTGGACCACAGAGGTGCTCGTTCGAGTACTGGATCATTTGTACCAGTGACCATACGAACGGCTCCGGCACCGCCATCAGGCCGCCCATATAGGCGACAGTGCCAATCGATTGGCGCATTAGGAGCATACAGGCACCTCCACTGCATCACTTTCAGCCGCCCCGAGGATGTGCGCCTCGGGGAATGGCACAATCCAGCGTGCCCATGGCTCACGTTTGCGGAATTCCTCCATAAAGGCCCATGGTAAGGCCAGTAGGTAATCCGGCTTCGCCTGGCGCATGAGCGTTTCCGAAACGATCGGGATGTTGCTACCTGGCGTCACCTTACCCCACTTTTCCGGGTTACGATCGGCGATCGCCACGATCTCCTTGTTCGTAATACCACAGAACTGCAGCAGCACATTGCCCTTGGTCGATGCGCCATAGCCCCAGATCTGTTTGCCGTTCAACTCTTCCAGCGTCTTCTTAAGTGACGCGCGCGCCCAGTGTGCGTCTGCGGCAAATTGTTTCCAAATGATCGGCATCAGTGGATACGGTTTTGGTCCTGATTCACGGACGACAACCTTCATCGCGTGTACCCGCATACTGCCACCATTAATAGAGTTGTAGTCGACTTTGACGGAAACGAAGCCAGAGCGCACGAGGACTTCTTCCAGCCTAGTGGCGTCCCAATAGGTCAGATGCTCATGGCAGATTGTGTCGAAGGCCGATTTCTTGGCAGTCTCGGCGAAATCCTGAACCTCGATCACCCAGATCCCGTCATCGGCTAGGATGCCGTGCACCTGCTTGGCGAATTCGAGCGGATCCTCGAGGTCGTAAAACATCGCCAGCGAAGTCACCACCTTCGCCTTCTTGCCGGGGTGATGTTTCTCGAAGTGCTCCTGGCTGAAGAAGTCCCGATGGTATTTGGATGGGCAGATCTCCGATGGATCATAACCAACGCGCGAGCGCACCGGGAAGTTCTCCAGAAACGTTCCATCGTTGCAGCCGATGTCCACCACCAGATCGCCGCTCTTCACCTTGAATTCCTTGGCGATTCCCTTCAGGTGCCCGCGCATGGTTTCGTTGATTCCAGAGCGGTAGCCGTAGGCGCCGGCGAATAGCGCCCGGCGATCCACCGAATGCCGCAATTGGCCGAGATCGCAGGCGGTGCAGCGCACCAGCTCGAGTGGCGCCAGAAGCACTTTCTCGCCGGGCTCCGGGAAGTAGCCGGCGATCGCCTGTTCGCCCAAATCGAGTACAGTCTCGAGCTTGTCTTCGCCGCAGCCACGGCAGATCTGGGTTTCATGCACGACACGGTCTTCTTCTGTCCAGTCTTCCCACTGCGACACGTGGCGATTCCAGTCGAAGCGCTGGCGGATGGCTGGCATCATTTCCGCCCGGATGCGTTCTTGCCGCGGGATATCGTTCGCGATTGACACAAGCTGCTTGACAAATTCGTCCTGAACCCCCGGAATCGCCGGGTCTCCGGTGATAGTGATGCCGAATAACGTGTTCTCACCCTGTGCCCATGCTTCGCAGGTCACCGGGATCGCCCCCATCGCCTGCGCTTCCTGGCAGGTGATGCAACTCATCTCAGCGAAATCGGTCGGATAGCACCAGATGCCGGCTGAAAACCATTCGCGATAGAGTTCGGTCTGTGAAACACGACCACGTAGATGCACGCCAGGGATCGTCCCCGCCAGCTTCTGGATTTCTTCCCGGTCTTTGAGCAGCGGCGCCGAATCCGGATTCCGGGCGACAAGCTGTTCGAGACCATCGAATCCGTAAAACACGTGAAGTTCGAGCGGTTGCGCCGGGTCCTGTTGAGCTTGGGCCTTAGCAAAGATCTCAAGTAGCCGCTTCAGCCCGCGGTCCGGCGACGACGCATAAATCATTTTCCGCGGATTGCGTGGTGGGAGTTCGTTGGTTCTCTCGATCTCCTCGATCAAGTCCACCTTGATACCGTTCGAGGTGACGTGGAGTTTCGGTTTGAGCTCCGGATGCCGCTCCAGCAGCCATTTCTCGTGCGTGTGGCATAACGTCACCACCCGATCCATGCGATCAAAACCCTTCCAGTCGTAATCCCAATCCTGCATCATGAGCCAGATCACCTGGTCATCACGGTTCCGGTCGAACTTATGCAGCATCTGCGGGACGCGGTAGATGCACCAGGTGCCAGGGATCGAGAAATCGGCCTTGTCCACCGGGCGCCACTTAGTTCCGCGCCACTCCCGCTCGCCGTCAAACGGGACGGGGGCGTAGACGATCACTTCGCTGCCAGCGCGCTGCAGCCGCCAAGCCATTTCCGCAACCGAGGTCTCACAGCCGCCGATGCCGCTCTCCGTGTTGTTCCAATCCCATTGACTGAGCGAAATCGGCGAGTACAAAATGAACCGGTTCGGAGCGTTCTTGACGATCGGCTTCGGCGAAATCACTCCTATATGGGAGTGGAATTCGCGTTCTAGACCGTCGACCACCTTTTCCCAATCAAAGCGGAAGCGTGCTTCGGGGATCATCTCGGCCCGAATGTCCGCTTGGAGTTTCTCATCGGCGACCAGCCGGTAGATGGCGCTCACAAAGCGCGCCTGGACGATCGGATCGATGTACGGGTTCCCCTGGATAAACATGCCGTGCTTGACGTTCTCGGCCACCGCCCAGATCGGCGTCGTGATCGGGATAGCGCCACACGCCTGCGCCTCCATCGAGGTGATGCAGCCGGTTTCGGTGAAGACCGAAGGGTGGCACCAGATGCCGGCGCTGAACCATTCCCGGATCAGGTCCGGCTGGTTGATGCGGCCGCGCCAGATCACGCCCGGCATCTGGCAGAGTTTTGTGACTTCGGCCTTCAATTTTGCGTAATCTTTGTTGTTTTGGTTCGAGGCGATGAGCTTGTCGATGTTGTCGAAACCGTAGAAGACGTGGAGCTCGAGATTCTTCACCCATTCCTGCGCCCGCTTGAAGACTTTGAGTAAGCAGACCAAGCCGCGGTCCGGCGACGACGCATAAATCATTTTCCGAGGATTGCGTTTTATCCCTTCTTTTTCAATCTGTTCGATGAGGTCGCGCTTGATACCGTTGGCGGAAACGAAGATCTTCTCATCGAAGCCCGGCCAGCGCGTGCGGTGGTCTTGCGCATGGGTCTGGCAAAGCGCCATGAAGCGATCGAGTTTCGTCATGCGCTCCTTCGTCCAGTCGGGATAGGTGACATCCTGACTGACCAGGTAGAGCCGCTGGTCGGGATGGTTGTCTGGGAAGTTGTCGAGCGCTGACGGCTGGCGGTAAATCAGCCAGATGCCGGGCCGCTTCCAATCGACCGCTGTGAGCGGCGCCCACTTCGATCCGCGCCATTCACGTACGCCTTCCCAGGGCACCGGGGCGTAGGTCATCACGTCGTATCCACGGCGTGCGAGCCTCCAACTCAACTCGATTTGGCTTGTCTCGGAACCTCCTATGCCGGTCGTGTTCGGCGTGTCATAATCCCACTGCTCGAACGCTGTCGCGTGTACGGTTGTGATAGGAGGCAAGCTCATGGCCGCATTTTAACCGTTAATTTCTGTCAACAGAAATAAAAAGAGCGCGCAACCATGACGAAGTTGCGCGCTCGGAGAAAATCGGCATGGCGAGCCGACGATCAGACCGTTTGTAAAATAACCTGAAGACTCCCCACTGGCTGCAAGAGCCCGGCAGAGCCATATACAATCCCGAGTGCGTCACCCGATCCGAGAATAGGAGAAGTCGCTGTGGTGCCGAACGCGGTAGACCCGCTGAGCACCGCCGAACCATACAGCGTGCCGAAATTTGGAATATTAGCGACACTGAACGTTGGGATGGTCGAAGCCAGTAACGGGGTACCAGATCCAAGTGGCGTAGAGCCGAGCGCGCCAACGAGCATGACAGGGGTCGACCCCAACACACTGTGACGCTCGATCACCGAGACAACCTGATAGGGCCGATCCGCAACGAACAACTGCGTGGTGAACTGCGTATCGAACGGCAAAACGGTCAATGTGCTGCCGGTAAAAGTTATCAGACCACTGCCCTGCGACCACTGCTTGGTCAGCACCACGAGTTGCGAATGGCTTTCGACAAGGCCCATAAAGTCTCCTTAGATCGTCTGTAGGACAACCGTCAGGCAACCAACTGGCGGCAGTAAATTTGCCGTCGTGTACTGGAGAACGATAGAATCTCCAAGCCCGAGAACCGGGGCAATCGCCGTCGTGCCCAGTGGAGTAGAGGTGCTCAAGACTGCCGATCCGAACAAGATGCCCTGGTTGTAGATGTTGACGGTTCCCCCGATTGGAATTGTCGAGGCCAGCAATGGGGGGGCAGAGCCAAGCGTGGTCGAGCCGAGCACTCCCAATAACTGAAGCGTGGTCGAACCAGCGGCGACGGTGTGCTTTTCAATGACCGATACGATCATGTACGGTCGATCAGCAACGAACAAGGTTTCAGCCGAACCAAGCTCCGGGAAGCTGGAACCGGCCAGGAAACTCTGGTTTGTCCACTGCTTAGTCAGCACCACGAGCTGTGATTTGCTTTCAATCAATCCCATAGAATCTCCTTAGATGACCTGTGCCATCACAATAGTGATGTACATCGAACCGAGCCCGCCCATGGCAGAATTCGGCGTGAACACAACTCCAATGCGGTCTAAACCGCCGCTGAAAATTGCCGGACTGCCGATAACCGTCCCTGTATAAGTGACCGTCGCCGTGCTCATGAGCGAAATCGGTGCCACTAATTGAGCTACACCGCCGCTGCCAGGCCACGTCGACCCGGTATCGCGCTCGACTGTGACCGTACCAGATCCCGCCACCGACGTATAGCAAACGGACACACCCTGGATGATATAGCTATTGGAAAGCGGGATCGCAAAGTTCGGCGAGCTGCCGTTATACGGACCCAGCGTGTACGGCTCGGTCGAAAGCCCCAGGGCGACCCAGTTACCGGGTGTGCCCCCAGCCACGCACCGCCATCCGGTTGGTTGTCCGGGCGTGCTGCCGATAGCGACAATGACTTCGCCGGTGTAGTACGTGCCATCCGAGCTCGAGCCCGGCGGTGCCGTACCGTAAAAAATCCGCAGCCCATCGGGGCGGATATCGTTGTGTGAAATGATCGCCATACGAGGCTCCTATTAGACGCCCGTTCCAGCGCCCGAAGCGTTCGGCAGCAACGCCACCGAGGTCACGCCGGCCACGGTGCCGATGTTCGCCGTCGAGACGTTCAAGTTGCACAAGTACAGGTCAACCGACCCCTGATACATGGTGCTCAACATCGCCGAGCCGGTTGTGGTCACCGTCACAGTGACAACCGCGGACGACATCTGACCGCTCTTGAAATTCGCCGTTTCTTGGAGCACGTTGTCGCCGGGCGCCTGGAAGACGTTGAATGGCGATGCCAGGAAGGCCGGGCCGGAGTTCTGGGTGCCAACCGAGACCGTCACGTTGCTCATCGTCCCGGTCGAGGAGGAGCCATTGAACGAGGACGTGTGGTGAATCTTCACACCCACGTTGACGCCGCCCTGCGGGATGATGAAGTTCGCCGGCGTGGTCACCGAGACGGCGCCGATCGACGGTGGATCCTGGTAGAGGTTAAACGTCTGCGTCTGCGTGCTGATGTACGTCGCCAGGTCCTGATAGGTGATGGTGTACTTGACGAGCTGCAGCGCGCCGCCCATCCCCAAGCCAACATCGAGTCTCTGCATAAGTGCTTCTCCTTAGTTCACCGTCACGACGGTGGACTCAAAAATCTCCTCGTGCCCCAGAAAATCCAGGGCATTCAACGGGGCCTGTACTTGTGCGTTTGCCAACAGATCAATCCGTTTGATCCAGCGGCCCGCCCAGAAAATTTCAGTGTCAAATCCCAGCGGCTCCGGCCGAATCAAACCAAGTCCACAAAGGTAAACCGCGATGCGCTCCATGTACTTATGGACCCGCGCGTGTACCACATTATTCGGTAGCACGGCTAGGTTTTCAACCCGCGGATCGCGCTTGTCCATATTCAAGTGGTGGACGATCTCACAAGCCTCCAACGCGCGCCCCATGGCCGCTTCAACGGCCGCGCGATGCTCTAAAACAACCTCAAAATTGGTCGCATCGCTGTATTGGCGAACGGTCGGATAACCCTTGTGGTCCGATGTCGTTGATGTCTTACTCAATTCAATAGTGGCTTTCTGGCGCCGGATCTCTGCCGTCGCGATCGGAATTTCATTTCGCCGGAAGTTCCACCGCACCGTCCACAGCGAACAGCCGAAGTGCTGCGCGATTTGCTTTAAAGTCCATCCATCCTGCTCATACAGTTTACGTAGCTCTGCCGGGTCAAGCTTAACGGCTCGCCGTTCCCACGGAGTTTCAATCGGGATTTCATACCGGCGTAGCCATTTCGCGACCGAGATCGGATTCATCCCGTACCGCTCGCCGATCTCCTTCATACTCCGCCGCTCAACAGAGTAAAGTTGCCGAAGATCCTGCTCGGTGAACTGCTGTTTTCGTGGCTCTTCGCGCACCCAATTTCTCGGACGCGAACCAATCCCAAAAGCGCGCAGCCGTTTCCCAATCGCCCATTCGCTGATGCCGTACATCTCCGCGATCTCCGCCTGCGTCTTCCCCTCGGCCACATACATGCGTTCGAGATCTTCACGGATGATCGGCGCCTTGCGCGCGCCGGTGTTGCAACCAAGCGGCGCCCCACGTGGTCGCGCCTGAATACCGTCTGTCCGTAACCACTTTCCGACCGTCCTGGTGGCGACGTCGAATTGCTCCCCAATCTGCCTCTGCGACAGACCCTTATTCAGATACAAGTCCGCTAGCTCTTCTCGGCTTACCTTGCGTTGTTCCATTTCATCAATCTCCGAGTTAAACATAACAGAACCTGTATACTTTGTCAACAATTTTCTAAGTTATTGATTAGAAAAGAGTTGAGAGCAACTTGAAACCTGATCTTGGGTTCGGGACTACGATGTTGCTGCCGACCAAGAACTGACCTGCGACGTCGATCGTGTTATTTGACTCTTTAAACCCAGTAAAGCCGAACTGAAACTTCGGGTTGGTCGAGAAGTACCATTCGATGTACTTGGTGTTGAACCCGAACATGACGCCGTTTGTGCCGGTCGGCATGTACTTGTCGATGACCACTTCGGCCGCGTTGAAGCGGAACGCCTGGAAGCCGGCGATGCCGAGGTCGGAATCCTTGTCGTAGTAGCGCTGGTTCGGCTGGATGGCGTTCCAGATGAGGTTCCATCCATTCTGGGTCGCTGCGATCAGGTCCGGGTGATCGTTGCCAAACCACGCATTGCCGTAAGCCGTATTGAGCGTCGGCAGGGTGAAGGTGCTGATGGTCTGGGTGAAAGCGTTCAGGCCGCCGACCGTGGACGGCGAGGTGACCGGCGTGATGTCAGCGCGGTTGATGCCGCCGATCTGCGGGTACACGTTGCCGTCGTCGTACCATTCGCTGAAACCGTCGATGTGCTTCGCCCGGCTGGCCAAGATGCCGTTCAGGTACATATTGGTCGCGAGCAGCTTTGCCATCTTGAGTGCGGCGTTTTGGAACTTGACTTCAACCTGGCTGAAGATCGCCAGCTCACCGTCGTTGCGCATCGAGTCGAAGCCGAACAGTGTGATGTTCACGTAGTACGCCTTGATGTCGATCACGAGCGCCGTGTCGGTCGTTACGAAGTCGACGTTCATTGCGTCGCCGCGGCCGAGCGCGTCACCATTCAGCTCACCGACGATGATCGGGCGCTGGATCTGGAGACCGCCGTTGAACCGCTCCATGTTGCGCGTGTGTAGGCGCGTAAACACGGGCGAGTTCAAGAAGATCACGTCCGTGGTGCGTGGGACGATATACTTGAGAGTATAGGCGTCCAATTCCGTCAGGCTCAGGGCCATAGTACTACCTCCTGCAATCTGTTTATTGACAGCAAGTTAGCTGCTATCACATACTGTTCTTGATGCCCACACCAGAGCCTGGAAAACATCGAATTAGGCCACGTAGTTGGGTCTTGAAACCATGTCCGCATTGCGGCGAAATGTTCAGCTACAACCGCTTGTTTCAGCACATGCCGCGGTGTTCGAAGAAGAAACCAACGAGACGCTTTATAAAACCGCTCGATATCCTCCCGAATAACGCGGAGATTTACGAGCGAGTGATGAGCACCCCAGAGAGGCGCTCTAACAAACTGCGTCAAGCGCGCTGGAACTACGGCATTGACGAAGAAACTTACGAGCGCATGGAACGCGAACAAAATGGCCTGTGCGCAATCTGCGGTCGCCCGCCAACCGGCACAAACCGCCGGACCAATAGCCTGCACGTCGACCATGACCACGCCACTAAGCAGACACGAAGTTTGCTCTGCCACCAATGCAATCTTGGGCTCGGTGCATTTCGGGACGATCCAGGTCTGTTGCTCGCCGCGATCGATTATCTCGCGCGTCACAAAAAACTCGGGTTGGTTTCGTAGATCCACTTAACTTGCCGCCTCGCGGCTCTTCAATAACTCTTCCCACCCAAGCTGCGTGAGAACACCGTCACCGAGCTTCACGCCCGTTGGGACTTCGGGTGCCCCGTTGGTGTCCTTCTTCACAAGCGAGCGGTCCAACTGGGCGCGCTGCAGATGACCCAGACCGCCAGGACCTTGCTGGTCGGTCGGAACGCGCTGGGACATTGCGGTCTTCTTCGCGCCTTCCTCGATACCGGCCTTCTTCGCGTCTTCCAGTTCTTTCGTATGTTTCGCGGCCAACTCGTCCGCCTGCTTTTTGCGGAGCTCTTCGCGTTTCGGCGCGATCATCTGGCTGTAGGCCAACTCTGGATCGGCGATCTGGTTCTTTCCCATATAGGTCAGCACGGCGGCCATGTCGAGCTCTTCACCGAATTCCTTCTCGTGCCGGCGGCCCAGGTTGTAGCTCTTCGCGTAGACGAATTGCATGGCCTTGTCCAGGTTGTTGCCGACGTTCGTCGTGTCTTCCTTGGTCGCGAACGTCTTGGTCTTCTCGGTGATCACCTGCTCGATCTCGGCCTTAGTCGCGAACCCCTTCTGCTGCAAATTTGTCAGAATCTCTTCAAACGTCATATCTGCTCCTGAAGCGGCTTCCAATGCCGCGGCGCGCGCTGCCTCTGCCCGGTACATCTCTGCCATAGCCTTTTCGGTCTTGGTGGTGCCGGCGTCCTGATCCCAGTTCTGAAACCGCCAGGCTTCCCACTTCTTCGCAGCCTCATCGGCTTCTTTGAACTTCGGCCGGAGCGTATTGACTTCGGTCGCGAGCACATCGCGCTCATCGACAAACTTCTTCAGGTCGGGGTACTTGTTCAGCACCGTCCGATCGGCCTCATCGGCCACCTTCAAGATTTCGTCAAATGCTCCCATCACTTACTCCTATATAGGAGTGGTTACGCCGCCATCGGTGGCGCCGACCCCTCCGCCGGATTTGGCACATTCGCGCCGGCTGGCCCGCCCGGCTGCGCACTCTGCTGCGGACCACCTTGCTGCTGTTGTTCGCGCGCTTGGATTTTTTGCACTTCCTGCTTCAGGGCTTGCCCTGACTTCGCGATCGGGACCAATAGAGCTGCGAGCGGTTTATGCACCTGCTCGATCGTCATATTCATGTCGCCGATCAACTTCTCAAGTTGCTGAATCTGTTGGGTAAGCTGGCCAATCAGATTGCCGCCTGGCTGCTGCAACGCCTGGCCCTGCATGAACACCGGGTTTTGTCGCGGTGCTTGCTGCTGCGCCCTGATTTCAGGCGGTTGCATCGGAGCCGGAGGCGCAAACGACGCCATCGATTACCGACCCCTCTTACCGCCGCCAGCCGCAGTCGATGACTGCTTCTTGGCACGATCCGAAAGCGGTAGTTTTGCCGCGTTGCCCCAGCCTTTCACGAAGCCGCGAGGCAATGGAGTTTGGTCCCCGACGAGTTGGAATTGAGCACTACGAGGATTAGAAGAAGGCGATTGGTGGGATTTACGTGACAACTTCGCTTGATCGCCGGGGATTTGGAATTGGCCACTACGTGGATCCGAGGACGGCGAAGCGATGGGACGCTTGCCGATCGCCTTCTGGTCGCCGACCATTTGAAACTGACCGCTGCGTACGCTCATTTCCGTTTCTTCCCGCCTTTCGGCCGCCCGATGCCCATCCACGGCATCCGAACTTTGGTTCCACCCTTTTTCACGCTCACCTCACACAAAACTTTTGAGCGGCTACCCAGCGCGGCCGCCGCTCCGAGCCTTTACCGCTTAACCCCTCCTCGGGGCGGGTCGTTAGCGGTGCTTCTTACGACCCTTCTTACGCCGGTTCTTCTGCTCGTTGGTGAACATAATGATCGGTGTCTCCTTTCCCCTGCACGGGCTTGAAACCCGGTAGGTACTCAGGGAACGCTTATGCGCGCCCTCGCAATCAAGGTACGGCAAACAATTTGTCAAGTCAAGCTAAATTGCCTGTTTTCAAAAGGTTGACAATAAAAGTTAAAGTTTCACGTCAACCTTTATCGTTTTACTTGCGTTATACTAGCGTGATGATCTACGGGAATGAACAGCGGACACCGAATCCAACCTGCCCCGATTGTCAGGCTGGGCGCTTGCATTCAGAGGAGAACTGCACTCTGTACCATCCATTAATGGGGCACGGATACTCGCGGGAAACCGGCTGGACCTACAACAGGGATTTAGACAAGCCTTACAATAAAGTTGACGCCTAGCCTTCTTTGCCGGTGCGTTCGCCGCGACCGCCGCGTGGTGTGCGACCATTCTGCGGTGGAGGTCCGAGTGCTTTCGCTTCTTCGGCCATTTCCTTGATGATTTGATCGCCGTTGGCAACTTCCAGCCGGCGGTAGAGCTCGCGCAGGGAGATCTTGTTCATTTTGGCCAACTGGATCGCCATCATCTTCTCCCGATCCTTGGAAGCGCCGTGAAGTGATCCCTGCTTGATGAGGATTGAGAACAGCTTCCAGTGGTCTTCCTTCGGCTGGCTCGCCGGCACCATACTGCGCGGGTCGTAGTCGAAGTCTTCCCAGGTTTGACCGTCGGCACCCAACATGCGCATGCGCTGCTCCCAGGTGTAGTACTGGAAAATGTTCGAGATCGCCTGAATCCCGGCCTGGATCAAGAACGATTCAACGTAGCGTGACTCCATGCGGAATGGTGCGGTCATTGAATCCCGCATTTGTTCGATGGAATCGGCACCTGGCACCTGCTTCTTTTTCGTCAGCGCGCTCATGTCCATCGTTCCGGCGCGCTGGTTAAACGTTGGGATCAGGTAGCCGCTCAGGTGCTGTTGCGTGTATGGCGGGATGACCGGCGGATCCAAATACCTGACGTCTTGTGCAACCTGTGCGTTCGCGTTCAACTTCAATTTGCCGCCCGGCATGTCCGGGAAGAATTTGTTCCAGGTGGCGTCGCGGATCGCGCCGTCTTTGGAAATCATCTGCGGCCGGATGACGCGCTCGACTACGTCGTTGATGCCGGCACCGATGTGGTTGATGGCTTGGTTGAGCGGCATCTGGTTGCGGTATTTCGACAGACCGCTGGGCGCCCAGACCACCGGCATCAGCATCAGGTTCGCGAACGGGTACAGACCATGCCAGTACGGCGATGGGCCATCGTGCATAATGCGATCGCCGGCAAACACGATGTGACGTTTCCGCGGCCAGAGGCGTTCATTCGGCATCACCCGGTACCAATAATTGTGCTGGCTCAATGGGATATCCGGGTCCTGCACCAAAACTTCTTCCATGGAATCGTTGAGCTCAGGATCGTCAACCCAGTATTCCTCGAGCTCAATGACCGGGAATTGATCTTGGCTGCCATGCGGCGTGCGGCGCAGCGACCGGATCCCGAGGTGGTAACGCATCGCCGGCGACAGCGCATTCCAGGTGTACTCCGGGATGTGACCAGGGCGCACGTAATCGTTAGACGAATTGGTCCAGCTCGCCGAAGTCGATTCCTTCTCTAGCCCATCGGCCTTCGCACCCCAGATGTTCCTGAACCACTGAATCGGCTTATACGTCCGATACATGATCGCGCTGGATTCCTGAAGCGTCGGGCCAGGCTGGATCGGCAGCACGCTATCCATGCCGCATGCCACCACGGTGAGGCGACCGGGCATCACGGCGCCAAGCTTCCAGTAGCCGGTTCCGAACATGGCGTGGTCCACAACGTCAGCCAGGCGAATGTCGAGTTGCTGGCGAGTCCACTCGGCATGGATAATCTTTTCGGCAATCTCAGCCTGTTGTTTGTAGGCTTGCACGCTCGCAGACACGTCGATCGTCGGGCGGATGTCGGTGAGCAAGCTGATTGTCGACAGCCGCATATCGAAGATCCGGTTGTCAAAGAAGCGTGAGCGATACTTCGGCCGGTTCGCATTCCATTGCCTACCCTCGAGGAAATCCACATACATCTGGATCTCTTGAAATTCCGGGTTCATATTCAGAGTATCCACAGCCTCTTCTCGCGCCGCGTCCCTCCACATCAACATACTGCGCGTGTAGTCATCAGAAAGGTCGGCTTGTTCAGCTTTACCTACATAAAGTGGTCCTCTTGGAATTTGGAAAATTGCCATTATTTTGTCTTCTTACGACCGGCCATTTTGGCTCGGCAGTGAATCGAACAATACTTACCACGGCCGCGTGCCACGTTTACTAATCTTGCTTTGAATTCGACTCCGCACCGTTGGCATTTTCGCGTAACACACCGTATGCGACAGCCATCTAAACGCTCGATGAACACCTCCGAATCCAGCACTCTTCCCTTGTGCGATCCGACCACGCGCCGGGAATTACAGACAGAGCACGAAGGTACGAGGTTGTCCGGGTCGTTGTTCAGAAAGTTCTCATCGACATGATCAGCAATCAGCACATTGCCCTTCATGCCTTCACCGGGCAACCACTCGACTTCCTTCCCGCACCAGTGACATGGATGTTTGCCGGGACCGATCTTGGCGTATAGAACCGCGCGGTGCTCCTTGACTTGTCCATTAGCCGACGCCAGCGGATGTCCGTGGATGACGAGTTGCCGGTAGTTTTGAATGTCGTTCTTTTTCGGCATCGTCTTTCCCTTGGCCCAGTGCGCCCTTGTAGCACAGCTCTTAGAGCAGTACCGGCCGCGATTGCCTTTGCGCCAGATGCGACAATCGAAGTCCGACTTGCACATCTCGCACGTGCGTTTCTCGGTCAGCGAGTCGTAGCGCACCCGTTCCCGCTTGCGAATACAATCATCGGCAAACGGTGAGATTACGCGCTCTGGGGTTATTGTGGCGAACATATCCATGTGTTTATCTTACAGTCACTTGACGTGTTTTGATCACATATTTCATACCCAGACCCCTGGCATCCCCATGCCGGCGTTCGATCGAAATTTACCTTCCGAATCAGCCTCCATGTTCGGCAGATCTTTCGGATTGACCAGCCCCTCTTCCTTGCAGAACTCCCGCTGTTGCTGAAACGTCTCGATGAACACCGGCTCCGGATGACCGCTCTTCGAACTCTTCACGCGATAGGCCCAATGCCCTTCCTGATGTGCGCTGTCGACGCCACGGTTGTCGTTGTACTTGGTCGTGATCGTGCCGCTGAAGACCACGCCAAACCGCGATGCCACGCGCACCATCGGCTCGCCACAGTCACAGAACGGGTTCTCTGCCACGTCCGTGAAGTGCTTCGCGTACCACTCCTTGATCGAATGGCACGACCGGCAGTAGCTCTCGTAAACCGGCACGGTTAACTCCCAAACTTAATTGGCGATTCGGCGAGACCCGTGATGAAGTTGTACAGATCGTCGCCGGTCAACGCCTTGACGTCCAGGATCTCTTCCAACTTTCGACGTTGCTCGAGAGTCAACCGGATGCTGACTTCGTCCTTTGGCGTGAATTCCCAGATCCACCCTTTCTCCCAGACTTCGCTACAGAAGTCCTGGATGAGGTGCTGGCGATCGCGCCCACATATTGCGGCGCGTTCATTGAGCGCCGGCAGGTCGATTGGATCAAAATACCATTCGCCTTTCACACGGCCGACTTCGTCGTAAACTACTTCTTCTGTGGTCATAGGATTGGTGCCAAATTCCTTTCTAACGTGCCGTCTTCCGGCAGGGTATCGAGCTCATTGACTTCTTCTTCGATCTGCTGGAAAACGTACTTTCCCCCCAGCTTAGTGGGTCCCTCTTTGGTGTTCGGCTTGCCATGCAACATCGGCGAATTGCATTTCGGTGATGGGCAACGCCTGTACTCTTCTGGATTGTTAGCTTGCCATGTGAATTTGCAGGTCAGGCAATCCATCGTCCACTCGAGCATCTGGACAAATGCCGGCCCAGCATCCGCGGCCGCATAGGCGTTCTCGTCGTAGGAATCAAGATCGTGACTGGTGTAGCGCGCGATCAGCGCAGCCATGATGACATCGTCATGAAAGTTCGTCTCGGCTTCCGCTTTCTTTGAGTCGTATTCCTCTTTCTGGAATCGTTTCATCTCGTGCGCGAACATCTTGTCGTGGATGAACCACGAACGCTCGCGAAGCGCGCGAACGCCGGTCTGCCATAGCTGCGGTTTCGAATTCTGTTGTGTGAGCCAGTGCAGCTTGTTCGAGTTCATCCCGGTCACGGAGTCGTAGTGCTTCCACCGGAATAGATTTGGGTACTGATAGAAATTCTTGACGTTGTCGCCGGTCGTCTGATAGACGTTGTACTCAATCGAGAGTTGTGCTTCGTTGTACCAACGGCCAAGGAAGTTGCAGACGGCGGCTAGGTCAGACGGATTGATTGAATTCGATCGATAAGTCGCAACGTGTGTGTCTGGCGACGGCGCATCACCGATCTTATTTACCCAGCATACTGAGTAGTCCGATTTCTCGGTTGCCAACCCTTCGGCGATATCCACACCAATGCAGTACCGCGCGCCTGGTTCCGGAAGTTCCCAGATCTGTAGGGGACTTTCCAGATCCCAGCGATGATCCACCGTGCACCATTCCTGGAAACACTTGAAGTGTTCTTTGCCGTTCTCATCGACTTCCCGAATCGAGCAGTGAAACTTGCCTTTGCGATCGAGGTTTCCGGTCCAAACCGCCGGGCAAATCGTCTCGTTCACAAACTCCTGCGTATCCTCGGGGAAGACAGCGATGCCAGAAATTTGAAACGCCTCTTCGGCCGTCGTGCACAATTCCTGGCGCAATTCTTTCAGTGATTCCGGACCGCGCCGGCGCGCATTGAGCACGCGCTCCTGCATCCAGGCGAGCTGCGGATCGCTGAGGAGATACGGTTCTCGAGTACCCTTGTGGCAGTCCGTGCATTCACTGCCTTTGATGTCAAACGTTTTGAAGTAACGTTCGCGGAACTCGCCACAATGAGTGCACTGCACCCACTCTTTCTCGACACGCAAACGCATCGCGAGTTCGGGCTCGCTTGGGCGCCAGCCATCTTCCGGAGCCACTACGCGCTGTTTTTCAAAAAACCATGGCAAGAAGACTGTATACCAGTCAGCCTTTTCAGCTAGATCCACATTCGCAACCCATAAATCCTCAGAAAACCGGCCAGCACCCTTCGCTGTGGATTCCAAGATCGCGAAAGTACCCACATTGGGCGCCAGCGCGTGCACCATGTCACCCTCAATGATTTCGCGCGCCTTGGAATCGTCGACGCTGCAGTACTCGGAGAAGTGCATCGCATTGATGGTGTAGCCCTCACCAACGCCCGAGACCTGTGTGGCTGCCTGGACAATCACACTGGAATTTAACCCTGGATCCACGCGACGTAATTCCGGCTCAGGATTCTTAAAAACAAGCCCCTCCTCTTCCTTACGCGAGGCGAGCATCGGCTTCATCCACCATGGCAATTGGTCGTAGATGTGGACCATCTTCTGGAACAGGAAGCTGGCGTGCGTGCCGACGTGCGAGACCACCATCGCGGCTACATTCGGGAAAAACATCGTGCGCCAGGCGATCAAGGCTTCAATTAAAGTCGAACATCCGAGCTGCCGTGCTTTGATGATCTGTAGTTTCTGTGGTTTACCGCGATCCCGCAGCCGGTAGATTTTCTCCAGCAGTACGTCCTGGCCCTCGTTCAAGGTCAGATACTGATCTTCCCGCTGCTTGTTGATGATCTTAAAATAATTTCTCGCGGCGTATTCGAAGCTTTCCTGACACCGCTTGATCTCGGCAGCGAGCTGACGGATCTCCACGACCGTTAGAACACTGCAGTCGGCGAGGTACTTCTCCTGATCGAAATGCTCGACGAGTTCATCGACGCCGACGTCACGCTTCCACCGCGACGTTGTTAACATCGCTGCCTCCTGGCTCGATTGCGAGCGTCGTGTCGATCGTCTTCATTTCGGTTTGTTCCTGGAGCTCTCGAACAATCTGGTCCATCGAATACCGCGGCGCCGTCGCGTTCACGTTCTGCTGGCTCAGGATCTGCTGGTTGATGTTGATGCCGTTCTTGCGCTGGATATGCCCAGCCATTTCAGCCCACAATGCCTGATCTGTCTTGTTCCCGCGTTTGACACCGTCCATGAGCCGAGCGAAAAACCACCGGGAGATTTCCGGCATGAACAGCAACAGCATCTGCTGCTGGTACTTCGTCATACTGCTCGGGCGGATGGACTGCCGACGCATCACCGCGGATTCTCGGATTCTCTCCGGGAGTTTCTCGATGAGACTCTTCCTCACCCGTTTGCGCTTTGTCCCCGGCATCAGTGCTTCACCACTAAATCGACTACCCAGGCGCATGCCACGATCACCAGAGTGGCGCCAGCGCACCAGCCGATCGTCCAGAACCGCCACTCCTTTAACTTGCCGAGATCTTCGATAGCCTCCGGCAATCCGGTGACTTCCAGCTCCAGGGTGCGGAGCCGTTCGTCGTGATCGAGACATGGCTGTGGTGGGGTCTGCACCTTAGCTTCAACCGCCCGGAGCCGCTTTTCGTGGTCACCGACATCGTTGGTTGAGAGTTCGGCCCGATCGGCTTTTTCCTTTTCAATCTTCGAGATCCAATCGCGTAAATTATCTAGGCGACTGATAATTTGCCTTTCCAAATCAGTGACTTCTGAGCGAGTTGCCTTTTGGTCCTCAATGCGCAGAATGCGCTGAGACATGCCTTCCACCTTGTCATTCATGTTTTGCAGAATGACCGGTAGTTGGTTCAGGACCCTACGATCTTCAGCGGTGAATCCCAAATTTGATCTCTCTCCCATGTCATCCCAGGGTTATCCGACTACGATTATCAGCCGAAGGGGATCTCTAAGCAAGTCAATTGTTTAGGAGATAAAAGTTGACAACTTGGTTTAATCTGGCGGGCACTCCTATATAGGAGTGGTTTTTAGAGGTAGGTGGGTATTCCAGCGCTCAGGCTGAGTTCGCAGTCGTACTTTAGGATTTCGGTTTCGACCGTTGGCTTATCTGGGGTCTCTCCACTGAAAATCTGCTTCCAGTCGGGTGCCTTGAAAACTGGGACTCTGTAGTCGTAAGGTATTGACGGTACAGCAAGATCGTAAATTTCACCGTTCGATATAATTACGCGGATTACTGGCATTAGACAGTCCCGGCGTCAATGCCGATGCGCAGCAGGGCACCATAAGAGCTCTGATCGTAATTTGGCGGCGTGGTCGACCGAAGCGTGCGCGGCCGTGGGGAATAGAGTTTGATGGCGTTAGCCTGCAATTTCTCAACCTCCTCACCGATCGGCAGTTCCTTCTGAGTGGTCGAGAACGTGGCTTGCACGCTCATGTCATCAGTCGCCCAAACAGGTTTGTAGGAGAGTTTAACGCTATCGAAGCCGGCACCGATCACCACGTTCCGTTCGAGCATGATCGGGATCTCCCCACGCTCGGGATGTTCGACGACGATCTTGATCTTTGGCGGCGTCTGAGCGTGAAGAATCTCGGAAATCTTCTCGACACGCCAATAAATCTTCTCACCTGGCGCCTGCGCGAGTGGCTCGGTAGACGGCAAAACGGTCAGCTTCGCTGGAGTCTCCGGTGGGCGCAATGGCGGTGGTGCGCCGGGATCGGGCCGCGGCGCCAGCAATGCTTCTCGCGCTTCCGGAGAATCCGGCATGACAACGAGACGCTGTGGCTCGCGGGGAGCTTCCGGCGGCGCCTTCTGGATGGCAGGCGATGCCGGTAGCCGGCTGGTCTTAAAGTCGGCGGCCTTGGTGTCAAACACGTCTCCAATTGGATCCGGCAAACGTTCTGGAGTCTCTTCGCCAATTTCTGCTTCCATCTTCAGAAAGAGCTCAATGCCGTCGGCAAGCGCGGTCGCAACCTGCTCCAGCGGATCGCCGGCGTGTGCACGCAAAGTGAACCTAGCGATCTGAATCAGTTTAGCCCTGGTCATCGTTGCACTGTCATCCTTTTCCAAATGTCAGCCTGGCCAACACGCGCTTCGGCTTCCTTCCGCGGCATCCCGCTACGCATGTACTCCTGGATTTCACCCTCACGGCTGGCCGCCTCTTCATCGTACTCCTGGAAACTGTCGCCGGCCGGTGCCGGCACTGATTGGAAGATTCCCTTGCGGAAGGTGTCGACAGCCTTCTCAACACGTTCCAGATATTCAACTTGGGTTTTACTGACCCCGATGAATCCGTCAACCATCTTTTCAAGCGTGGCGGAATGCTCAGAGATCGCTTTCAAACTGCCAGTATGGGCCTCGATTGCCGCTTGGAGGGCTGCCCGGCTCTCGTTTTGTTTCTTCCACGCCCGGAATAGCAGCACACCCCAGGCGACCGCAGCCACGAACGCGAGCGTCGCGAACACCGTAACGATGACTTCAGTCATAAAGAATCGCTTTAATGTTGACAGATTATCGCGTAGAGTTCAAGATGTTTATACGATGGGACGAAACAAATTGCCGGAAGGCACGAAGCGGGTACGAATTTTTGGAAGGGTTAATCCAACAACGGTAGATTTCTTCAAGTCATTAGGCGAGATCAACGACGGGCGCGCGATGGACAAGACCGTCCATCTGGCGCGTGGGATGCAGCGGGCACTGGAGCGGTTAGGAGATCACGTCAACAGTGGGAAGGATTACCACGGCACACACTGTCTAGCTCTCGGCATGCAGAAGGCTCTTGGTTACCTGGAAGAACAGCACATTGTTGGCCAGCCAAGCCACGTGATAGGCTCTGCAGCCAGCGCGCTCAGTTAAGCTGCTAATTCCTCGATAACTCGAATCGTGCCGGTCTCCAACAGGTAATCTATCCCCAGCTTCAAAATCAGTGAAATCATCTGATGCGTGCAGTGCCGCCTTTTGGCGATTTCACTGACCGTCATCCCTCTATCTAAGTACAAATCAACCACTTCGAATGACTTGCGAAGCCGTTCACGTTGGAATTTACTGAAAGTCTTCGGAGGGGATGGCCAGGATTCCGCCATTCTAACGAGCATTCTGTCACGCAGCCCTATTCGAACTCTGCGTGGTGTTTGGTGCATATCTTCTATTTTGCAAGTAATCCGGCGATCTGTCAAGCCGTAGTGCCTTGGTTCCACCACAGTTAATGTCTGGTTCCGGGGAGTCGAATCGAACGACTATTGCTGGCGTTTCAGGCCAGTGCCTTGACCACGTCGGCTACCCCGGAATGTGGGTAAAGCCGCCGGGAGGATTCGAACCATCCATGCTCCGGCTTCCACAGTCGGTGCTCTCAAAGCCATGCAGGTCACCCCACATGGGAGATGTGATGCACCCCGAAGCGCGGTCCGGACAACGCTTCGAAGCCGCACATCCACCACTGAGCTACGGCGGCATAATCTGGATCCAGGACCGGGAATCGAACCCGAGTCGCAGCTTTACCAAAACTGAGCTCTGCCACTGAGCTATCCCGGAATAGCTTACTTCGCTGCCGGCGCGGTCCAGGCCAGCGGCGATCCAACATCAATTCCGCCACTCCAGTTCCAGCCATGCAGAATCAGCCAGTTGTAGATATACCAACCGGCAAGCGAGCTGCTATTGTCTGGCCAGATGACCGTGTAGATCGTCGGCGAGACCTTCAGGCTGGGGATCAATTGGCCGTTGATTGACCCACCAACAGCGGTCGCGAGCATCTGTGCGCCGGATTTGGTCGCACATTCGTACGGCCGTAAGTAAATCGTGGTCTTGCCACTCGCGTCAACGTCTTGCAATTGTGCGGGTTGCATGAAACAGGCATTCGCTTCCGCGGCTGTCGTGATGGGCAGCGTGATGTTGTAATTGTCGGCTTCTATCTGCGTCATGAAAATTCCTCCTCAGTATTCTAACATCGGAACCTGGTGCTGGCGCTTGGATTTGAACCAAGAACCTCACGGTTATAAGCCATGTGCTCTGGCCGGTCTTGAGCTACGCCAGCGGATCATATAATCTTGATCTGTTGCCAGTCTTTTAGTCATAGAACTTGGTCCTCGAGGATGGAATCGAACCATCTCCCTGTCGGTTATCGGCCGACTGCTCGTCCGGAGAGCCTCTCGAGGGTGGTACCGGGCCGGAGAATCGAACTCCACTGTGCTGGTTTGTAGGACCAGTCCACGCGACCAGCGTGGTTGCCCGGCATCATGTAGAAGCTACCTCGTAACCCCGCGGTCATCTTTCGGACGGACGTGCTTCACCGTCCTGTGTCGTTCCCGGCCCGCCATGCCGTTCCGGGGGATCTAGCTCGGCCTCTTGGACAAACCCTGCATGGTTTTCTTTCGTCCTCACCGGCATTCTCCATGCCCTTTCGGGCTTTCGGTCTCCCTTGGGGTTTTACGGCCATAGCGCTTGCTTGGCGGCCAGCCGCCCTGAAGGAGCCTTGCCCTATGACCAACTACATCCAATCTTTGGTGCCCTCGCTGGGAATCGGACCCAGTCCATTCGGTTAAAGGCCGAATGCTCGACCGTCGAGCTACAAGGGCTTGGTGCGGGCGGCGGGACTCGAACCCGCGACGTTCTGACTGGCAGTCAGACATTCTGCCGCTGAATTACGCCCGCTCAAAAACTCATTCAACTGCTTCGCGTACCGCGCCCCAACCGGCTCGCCGATATCCACACGCCGGATGGTCTCGATCGCATCGATCGCGAACTGGTTCCCCTCGATCGCACACGTGGCGAGAGCGCCGCGGATCATCGAGCACTTACCAGGAATCAGCACCTCGATCGTCTTCATAACTTTGGAGCGAGTGGAGAGAATCGAACTCTCTTGGCCAGCTTGGAAGGCTGGAACTCAACCAATGAGCCACACCCGCTTGGCGCGATGGACGGGATTCGAACCCGCGTTGTCCTCATAGACAGTGAGGTACCTTGCCTCTCGGCCACCACCGCGTAAACTCTGGAGCCAAGGGAGAGAATTGAACTCTCGTCGGTGGTTTACGAAACCACTGCTCTGCCACTGAGCTACCGAGGCATGGAGCCGAGAGCGAGCCACGATCTCGCAACCTCCGGTTTACAGAACCGGCGCACCGCCAACTTGTGCTATCTCGGCATTCATTTTAAACCATCCGCCTCGCCTGGCCGTCCTGATTCTATGACAATTGGCACAGACTAGGTCACACTTCGCGATCTCTTCAAGAAGTCTACGCTCTGAAACATTGACCAACCAAGCCACATTATGCAACTTTTTGCCTCTGATGTGGTCAAAATCCATACAGCAGGCCGGGAAACGGTTCTTGCAATCGATGCACGGGAAATCCTTCAACGTGGACAAGAGCGCGTAATTCCGTAACTTACACAGCTTTCTATTATCAGCGATTGCCTGCCTACGTTTTGAATTTGTTGAATATTGAAGATTCGCCCAAGAACGAGTGCATTCTCGGCACCATGACGCTAGCTTGTTTGGATTACCATCCCTCGGGGCGAATACCTCCTTCTCCAATTCTCTCTTGCATTTACTGCATGTTTTAGTCCCCAAACCATGTCAATTATAACACGGCTTGATCTATGTTACAAACCGCCGGTCCTGGCCGCTAAACGAGCCGGGCTTAATCAAAACCCTTCATGGCATCGTTGTACCGCTGCACGCGAGCTTCATGGATCTGTTCGCGAGCCGATGCAGATTCAATCTCAAGTGCGCGTTGCCGCGGCGACTTGTCCGTAAGACCATCCAAAACATGACGCGCCTCGCGAAGTTCCGAGATTCTGTCAGCCGCTGGCAGCCGGTACGACGGCACCACCTGGTGGACCACAAAGGGCCGATCACTCGTCAGCGTCAGCAGTAACGGTGGGTGAGCTACGAGCCCAGATATCGACGTGAATCCAAGCCAACGACGCCGACTGGGGTTCCCTGGATATGGACCTGTGATCCAACTCGTGGTTAATGGATGGGAACCGGGGCGCCCAACTGTCATCTTCATTTCTGCATTCCATTCGACGTCAAAATACAGGCTTACGAAAACGTATCCAGGAGCGCCGATTAATGTAGAATAAGTAACCCGTGGGCTCTGCTTGATCGCCGGCGGCGTAGGTTTTGCCATAGCCGGCTTAATGCCGAACCAGCCACCAACACCACCGGCCATCCCAAAGAACCATCTTCGCGTCATGCTGCCTCCAATTCTGGTCAGCGAGGTTGGATTTGAACCAACGATTTCCTAGTCCCAGGCCAGGCGGCTCTCCAGGCTTGCCTACTCGCTGAAAACTTTGGTGCGTCGGGCGGGAGTCGAACCCGCAATCACTTGATTAAGAGTCAAGAGCTTTAATCCAATTTAGCTACCGACGCATGGCACCCCAGCGACGATTCGAACGCCGAAGAAACGGGTTGGAGCCGTTCCGCCTCACCATCGGCAACCGGGGCACAAACACTCCTATATAGGAGTGCCTACAAACTGCTCTTCTTACGATCCCGGTTCTTCTTCCCAGTCTTGAACCGAGCCCGCCCTTTCAGGCGATATGCCTTCCCTTCTTTCGGGAAACGGCAGTTGAGCGAACGGTTACGCTCGCGATTCTGTTTGGGTTCGCCTCGTTCCAAGCGTTCCCGATCCAGCAAGCGGCGCCGCGCGCCCTTGAAGTGATACACGATCATGAAGTTAGCCTCCTACGCTGTCTTCATGGTCGTGACCCTCCTTCCAGAAATTCGTGCCGGCTGATAACGGACAGCCGGCGAACCGGGCGACAGCCGACACCCCACCGGCACTTTATGAGGTTCCGGAAACTCATCCGCATTCACGATCGGCGGATTTACGATGCAAGCCCGTCTTTCTCCGGGTTGTTAAGCGGCTCTAATTTTCTCCGCCCGCCAGCACAGTTTCTCCGATTGCGCCTCGGTCCTGACAGGGTCTCTCACTGACACGCCCAGTATACCCGAAAACGCTTGCGTATCGGGAAAAGTTTTTGGCACCCCGGCAGGGAATTGAACCCAAATGATCTCCTGAGTCAAAGTCAGGCGTCCTGCCGTTGGACGACCGGGGCATTGGTAGCGCAGGTGGGTGCTGACCCCACTATCACTTCTTTGAAAGAGAAGGCACTCATCCGTTCGTGCTCTGCGCCATGGCGTCGTAGGTCGGAATTGGACCGACTATCACCTGCTTGAGAGGCAGGGCGCTCGACCGGTCGCGCTCTACGACAAAAACAAAACGGCCGGGCCTTTCGACCCGGCCGTCTGCACTCCCCCAACCGGGTATTCTTACGGTTGCCCTGCGAGTTGCTCTTCCAGGCGCTTGATCTCGGCGTCAACTTCCTCACGCCGCTCGGTCGCCGGCTTCAACGCTTCCCGGCGAGCCTTGGCTTCGCGCAGCCGCTTCTCGAGCATATCCGCGGTCCGCGACTTGATCTCGCGCGACAACTCCTTGATGCGCGTGTCAAGCCATTCTGGCGGTTCAAGTTGCATCTTTTCGTAGAAATCCCGCAACTGCCCCGCAAACATGCGTAGCGCCACGGCCTCATCGAGATCCATCCCCTCGATGTTCAGGCTTTTCAAACGTTCCAGCATCGTCGTGCTCCTTTCAGGCCCCTTGCGAAGCGCTGCAACCCTTCTTCGTCTTTCCTCAAGCGACCACTGCCGTGCCATGGCGCACCTCCAGTGGCGGTAAAATGTCGTCCAGCCGCAAGAGCGGCGTGTCCAAGATCTTCTGTATCAAACCGTAGCGTTGACACGACATGGTCTGGACCAGATTCGGCAGCGCGTAATAATCCACCGTGTTGCCGGCCAAATCGAACTTCTGCAAATCGAGTCCAACTTGCTGCATCTCATGGCTTAGGTAATCGATTTCGCCGTTCAGCCGGTACAAATACACCGGCGGTTCCTTGCCGAATTTCTCACAGTACAACTTGTAGACCGCCGGGAACAAGGGCGGCTGGTTTTCACCGCCATCCGACACGATGGCGATGCCGTCAACCTCGACATTAGCTTCCAGCATCCCGAGCAAACCGCAACCGATCGACGTGCCACCATTCGCGGTCACGCCCTTGGTTCTGTCGCGAATCTGCTCATAGGTCATGCCGGTCACTTCCGTGCCCCGCGGCATCGTATCGAAGAACACCAGCCACACTTTACCCTTCACCATCCGGGCAAGCGTTGCCGCGATGTGCCGCGATGCTTCGATCGCCATCGTCATCGAGCCAGACTTATCGGCCAACACGAGCCAATTGCCATCGATACCGCCAAGGGTCTTGATCTGCTTCTCCTGGAGCACCTTCAGTTTCTCGACAGTGCCTTCATCGAGCTCCTCTTCGGCATTCTCGATGATCTTCGTCACCTTCAGCGTGTTCTTCTTGCTGCCAGCGGCCTTCGCCAGAGCTTCGTCATAAGCTGCACGAAGTGCCGGGACCGTCTTCACTCCCATGCGCTGCAGCATGGTTGTGTTGTTGACTAGCTCCGATGGCGACATCCGGTTGATCATCGCCAACACCAGGTCCGGATCCTTCGACTTGGCGCCCAAGGCGCCGACGGCAATCAAAAACGGAATCTTGCGAGCGGCGATCGTGCCGGCCGCCTCGAGTGGTGTCATATTCTTCAGGTTGTCGATCGCCTCAAAAACCGAGCCGCGCGGATACTTCTGCTTGAACAGAATCTCGTTCGCCCATGGCGCCGGGCGTACACGCGCGAGAGCATACAAATTGGTCAGTGTCTCGCGATGCTGCACCGCTGCCTTTTCCCAGCGAAACGTGTTGGCTTCGCGCACACGGACGTAGCGCCGCACTACATCGTTCACCCGGTGCATTCGGGCATGCTGCGTCTTCGCGAAGCGTACGGCCTGCTCGAAGTTTCGAACATCGAGCAATGCCAGATGCGCCAATGCGTTGTCGATGTACTCGACATTCAGCGCACCCTTCGCCAAAAACACAACCGGCAAGGCAACCTTGGCGTCGCGCACCTGGCCGTGGATCCGGTTATAGGCGATGAGATGCGAGAGAAATTCCGGCTCCTGCCGGGCGGCAACTTCACCAACAGGGAGGTAGGCTTCGAGTTTGCCATGCGGCGATTGCGCGAGCTGCGAAATGATGGCTGTCTTGCTGAGCGCTTGTTCGATCATGGCTGTCTCGTTTCATAAAGTTGACATTTTTAATTGGCTCGCGTAAATCGCTTCTGGTTTTCAATCAAGCACCAGCTTTCACCGGCACCCGAAAGACGTTGATGTCCTACCGTTGGACGATCCCCCCACCGCGAGGGTTGAACGGTTCCACAAATCTCTCTGTGGGCCGCAGAGAGACCCCGCTCAACCTCCCCGGTGGAGGGACCAGGATTCGAACCTGGATTTTCAGCTTACTAAGCTGAAAACGTGTGACCAGCCGCAGTATACGAGCCAAACTTACTTGGCGGTTAAATCGCTCGAGCAACCCCTTGCGGGGACGACTGGAGTTGAACCAGTTACATCTTCGTCTCAAGCGAAGGCGAAGCGCTCTACCAAATGAGCTACGTGTGAGCCCGAACAGTATCCGCCAAAATCAATGGGCTGTTAAATCGCTTGGAGCTTCCGCTAGGGTTTATCTCCCCGAAGGCTTACGCCTCGCGACGGTGGAAGGGTCAGCGGCCGCCGCGCCCGCTTCCTTGGTGGCCCTTCGTGTATGGCACTTCAAACAGTATCAGCCCAAACTTGGTGGCGCGGGGTGGATTTGAACCACCGACCTTTTGCTTATGAGGCAAACGAGCTACCAGCCTGCTCCACCGCGCTACAAACTTTCAATTCTCAAAGAACTTGGTGGGGGCGCCCCGCTCTCAAACGTTGACGCCCCGGTGTGCGTTTTTGGCGACCCCGCCGGGCCACCGGAGGAGCACACACAATGGCAAGCTTTTTACCCGGAGCTGCTAACCGCGCCATTTGCCGAACTCACGTCCGCAAAGCTGGCTGCATTTCAACTATAACAGCAGACTTTTTTGAAACGCAAGTGAAATTTTGAATTAAATTTGCCCGAGCAGCGCCACCGCGAAATCTCCGGTCTTGGCAACGTCGATATAGTATTGACCTGGAAGGATTACTTGCGATGGCGTCAAGTTGATCTGCGTCTGCCCACCCGGCGGAATAATATCAAGAACGTTTGTAAAACTCGTGACATCCGCGGATCCGCTGGTATTGATCAGATAGACGCTGCTGCCGTTTCCGGGGGCCGCCCGAATCTGCAATAACGCGAATTGCTGCTGGCTCGACCCGAGATCGGCATAGTTGCTAGTCAATGAAATGGCACTGCCAGCCGCCGGCGGTTTCAGGATGCCGGTCGGCACCATGGCAGTCTTGAACGGGAGTGCGTTTGGTAACGCCATGGCCGCAGTATACGCTATTTTGCGGTAACATAAACGTCAACCTTTTCACCGGTTTAGCCGCTCTTCTTGTCTTCGATGTCCTGACGGTTTACACGCCAGGTACGACCGATCTTGGTCGCAGGCAATTCGCCGGAGCGAACCCAGTTGTATACGGTGCGCCGGGTGACCCCCAACTCAGAGGCCACCGCTTCCGGCGCCATGTACTTAACTGCGAACCTTCCACTGTGTTCTTGGCTTGTTCGTAGGCCGCTTCGTTTTGGCCGGATCGAAAGTGATACTCCCGGTCGGGTTGGTGACGATGGAGGGAATATGGACGGTGGCGGGAATATGAAACGTGCTCGGCTCAGCAGGCCGACCTCCGATCATCGAATTCCGCTCATCCACGGTAAAGCATGCCATCATGCGGGCATGCGCTGAGCCAACACCGTGTGAAGTTGTGGCACTCGCATAGCGCATGGCGCTGTTCGAAACGTTAGCATAAACGCTCGCTTCGTTGCCAACCATGTAGTTTGCGCAGTCCGTTGCGGCGATCCCCATCGATCCGCCGACCGCAGCACTGTCGATGTTGGCGCCCAAAAAGATGAACTTCCAACCTTCGGCTTCTTTCTCGCTGATCAGCTTCTTGATTGATCCCAGGTTGAATTCCTGGCTGGCATTCTCCATGCCGTCAGTGATGATCACCGTGAGCACGCCGCGGGACTTGGCGTCCACCCGGCGGACGCATTCGCCGATCGCGTCGTATAGCGGGGTCATCCCACGTGGCTGGTAGGTTGTGTTGTTGAGTTCGGGAACATCGGCAAGCGGCTTGTCAACGTAGCTAACGGTCAGCTCCGGCTGGTTAGCCGGCGTGTCGAATTGGATCAGACTGACGTTGTAGTTGTTGTCCTTGTCAGCCTTCAGCCCTTTCAGATATTCATTGTAACCGGAAATGGTGCCATCCTGGCAGGATTGCATGGATCCGGAACGATCGAGAACAACGTTGACGAGAATTTCTTTAGCGGTTGCGGTGGCCGGCGCCGTAGCGGTATCCGGCTCTTGTGTGGTTGTCATGCACCTATCATACGATAGGAAATAATAGGAAGCAAGGGGAAATTCATCACTCCTATATAGGAGTGTTTTGGTGGGTTAGCCCCCATGCTCGGTCGTTTGTGAGCTGACGCACCATCGGCTGATCACGATCATGCCATGTTGTGTTGGTCTCGATGGGGGCGTGAAACAGCGAGCCGGAGATGGCGCATCATTCCGACTCTTCGCTATGGTGATTGGCTTCCGGTGTCGATCTTACGACGAGCAGCTCAGCAACCGGATGCGCCCGGTTAACGCTTGCCTCTAGACCTGCGCCAATCGACTTCGGCAGGCTCACACCGCCCGGAACTACAGCCTCTCTGTTATGGTATCTCGTTAAAAACATTACCATTACTTGTGCGCGGCCTTCCAGGCAGCGACTTTGGTCAGTGTGTCCTTGGCGGTTGCCACCGATTTCTTCAGCTTCTGACGATCGCCGTAGGATGGCTTCCAGTTCGCCGTTTTCTTATTGAACGACGAGATCGCATTGGAACTGATCCCACTGGTCGTAGTCCCAAGCTGTTGCTGGACTTGGGTTATAAACGCAGCCACGGCGTTGGCAATCCCATTCACGAGCGCGACCGCATTCGCCGGGGCACCGGGGATGTTCGGGACCACGATAGCCGCAAAGTCCGCAATGATGCTCGACGCTTTGATCGCATTACTGTCGCTGCTGGCCAGCTCCGCGTCCACTTTCACAACTGCCGCGGAGACATCGCCGGTGTAATCAACGATCAAGGTGGCTACTGGAACCGGGATGACACCCGAGGCTGCCAGAAGCGGCGCCGTCACAGCGGCTGCAGCCGCAGCATCGGAAACGACGTCGAGCGCCACAGTGAGTTGAGAGGCGGTGCACCCGATCATGGTCAATGCCACGAGGGCCAGAACGAAGAGTTTGCTGCCGATGTTTCTTTTCATGGAGACATTGTACAGCAAGCCTGGCCCTGACCAGGCACTTTTTTATTGCTCCGCCGCAAATAGGCCCATGGCCGTTGAGGAGTACGCCGAATTCGAAGCTAGGAACTGTCCTTTCCAGCCCCAATCGTCGAGCACGTATTGGCTGAACTCGTGCTCCTGGAGCTCAATCACGTCCTCCGTGGACATCTCCAACATACGAATGACTTTGTTGTATTCGCGCGTCTGGTCGACCGGCTCCACAAGGCTAACCGTTCGCCGGATGCGTTTACCCGCCTTGGCTTCATTCAACATCGCGTCGAGTTCCTTGATCGCCGCACTGCGGTAGCCCTCAATCGCCTCTTCGAAAATCTTCCGATGTTGTTCGCGATTCTTTCGAACCACATCCAAAAGCTCGTTACGATTCACTTTCACGTAGTTCATAATCCGCTCCGTTCTACCTTGACCACGTCCGCGCCCGCCGGCGGCGCCGTGGCAGTTTGATTTTCCCTGAGAGCCTCGCCAAATCCCGGCGCACCTTCACCCAGGTTCGGACATGCGGCGGGCCGCAGTCCATCGAATCCCGCAACTCATCCATAATGAGCCCCAGCGCGCGGTAGATGGTCTTTCGCGCGTCATTCACTTAGTCAGTGCTCGCTTCTTCATCGGCCGGCGGCTCTTCCTCGGATGGCGGCTGCAGGTTCATCCCGAGCTGAGCGTCGGCCTGGGTCATTGCCTCGACCCGGATCTCCTCGTTGGTGTCCACGCGCACGAGCGTCTTCTGGCCAGAACCAGGAGTGCCCATGATCCACATGCAATCCATTTCCTTGAGATCGTAGCCTCGGTTGATTTTGTGTTGGAGATCCTCTTTTTTGTTCGTCAGCGTTTCCAGGGTCGCCGCAAATTCCTTATTGGAAGCCTTCTTGGCCGACTCAATGTCATCGATCTCCTGACACACTTGCGCCAGTTCGGTGCCGAGAATCGCTTTGTCTTGGTCGAACAGCTTGACCTTCACTTGCTCTTTGATCGTCTCATTTTCTGCCATTTTTTTGATCCCTTACAAGTTGCCTCACCACCGCGCGAAACCGCGCAGTCCCATGGTCCGGGTTTGTTTTGCGCCCAATCGATGATCATGCTTTCCTGGCGCGTGAATATCTTTTCCTTGGCGTGTGACACTCCGCAATCCAGGAACAGGCTCAGCCCCTGGTCTTTCACATCTTTGATCGAAGTCCCGCTACACTTTGCATCAAACGCTTTCTGGGCTAGGTACTCAAGCTGCGTCGCCCTGACGGAATCGTCGTGCACACACGATTCGACCAAGCTGACAAGCAAGGAGACGACTATGATAATCAGGCAGAACGGACCTGCGATAACATGTGTTTTCATTCCGTGAACCTTACTAACGGACAGATTTTGGCTTTCTTGGCCTTGATGTAGGTGAAGATGATTTTCGCCGGGCCAGGTGATTTTTTCAGTTTTTCTGGTCGCTGACGATTTAGCCATTCGACCAACCACAGCGGGGGCTCTCGTTCCGAGAGCAAAATGCAGACGTAAACGATCCCGAGTAGACCTACGATCACGCCGATAACCCACGCGAGAGCTTCCAGGTACGCCCGCAAACCGTTGTAGCGAATCGGCAAGTACACGAAAGCGACGACCACCGCACCCAAAACGGCAAACTGGAAAAGAAACATAAACGGGATCCAGATCAAGAAGACTCGCATGAAACGACACAAATCCGTGTGCTCGCGGGCCTCTCGATCCTGGTAATCCCGAAGGTTGAACTCATCCAACAAGTCCAACGCGCGCACATACGCACGGTAGATCCATGATTGCTTACTGATCGTCATTTGTTTTTGAAGTGCTCTTCGAGCGCGTCCTGAGCTTCCTTCTGTCCAGCGTACTGGCCCGGAAGAAGCTGACCGAAACCACCCCGGTCGGCTGGGAAAGCCGACCGGTCATAAATCACCCACCTGCAGCAGTTGTACCGCATGGCGTAACCCAACAACCTGTCCCCGTCATACAGTGTGCAGGAGACCGATCCTTCCGCCCAGTGCATCAGGAATCAATCCCGTCTATCCACCAAACCTTACCGCACTTGGTGCATTCGTGTTTCTCGTCTTCGTACGCGCCATCTTCCGATTCCCACAAGAGCCAACGATGATGCTCGGCGTCACCGCAATATCGGCACGGATAAGTACTCTTACGCCAGCCGCCCGTAAATTCGCCGGCGCTTTCTGGTATCGGAGCTGTATGCATCAGGCCGCACGCCTCGTAATGTTCGCGATCCGCCGGAAGCGCTGCTCATCCGCTTCGAGGAGTAATTTCTGCGCGAGTAGATTGTCCGAAAATGGCACCTGTGCCGATGGGTGGATGCACATGGTCTCGACCAACCGGCCGCCTTCGAACACTTCAATATTCCCAGCCCAACCGTGCTTGATCCGGTAGACACGCTTGCCGGCGTCGCGAATGACTTCGAAGTACCGATGGTTGCGGAACTGCTCGAGTTGCTTGTCGTCCAAGTGCTCGGCCAGAAGCTTTTCAGCCGTGGATTCAGCGGTTACCGCAATCTTCTTTGTTTCCTCAACTTGGCGCCACCTCTCTTGTTGCTGTGCTGCAGCTTCTTGTGCCAAACGGGTGGCTTCGGCAGCTCGGTAAGGACGGATGGCCATCTGATTCCACGCTGCTTGTTGTTGCTGGGCTTGCCCGGCGCCAGCCGCCTGTGTGCCCTGCGCGCCACTTCCCATCCCTTGTGCCCAAGATTGCCAGATACCGTCGCTCGTCATGACGTAATAGTCATTTACCCAGTTTCCCCATACAGCCGCCGGCACAGTGACGTAGCTGGCCGTGGCGGTGCTGTAAGAGACCGCGACATTGTAGTACACGTAGTTGTTCGAAATACAGCCGGATGTGACAGAGGTGTATGGCTGCGAACCACTGGGATCGACGCCACAGGTGTAAGGCCCGTTAGACATCCCAAGCAGCGACCCAAGGCAACTCCCAAGACCAGCCACTACCGACTCCCACCCTGAAGCGGCGGGGCGAGGATGACAGTCTCGGCCTCCGGATCGAACTTGTCCATCACCTCGCCTTTGTCACCCTTGCGGTTGACGCGGTAGGCCATGTAGCCTTTGGCTTTCATGCTCTGGAACTGTGCGCGGGCGACCTCAACCTCGGCTGTTTTGTCCGAGTTCCACATCGTCTTTAGGTCGCCAGACGAGTTCATTGTCGCCATGAGGTGCTGACCGGGCTCGCGCTCGGTCGCCATGATCTGGCTGAAAGTTTGTGACATCGATTCTCCTCCTACTTTCCTGAAATGTCGGCATCAACCGCTTTCACTGTTTGCGTGAATTCGTAATCCATGGCAGCGATTCGAACAGAAACCTCATCGAGAACGAGCTTTTCGCGGTGGCGAATTGCCGCGCTCACGCTCTCGACCATCTTCGCGTAAGTCTCGGGCGAGATCTCCTCGATGAACGGATTCAGCGCCGCGCGCGCCGCCTTGTCGATCGACTCTTTATCGAAGATGCCGTTCATCGCGTCCCGCCTCATGGGAGTCGATAACCATTTCGCCTCCGAATTTAAGTCAACAGATTATCAGGGTGTAACGGAAAACGCAAGCAAAATCGCAGAAGTTGTGGTACGATCCTGGTATGGCACAACCGATGACAGCAGAATGGATCGAAGACGTCTTCACGTACCACGCGCCAGACGAAGAACAGCGAGGGAAATACGAGCGCCTGCGCGCCGCTGCGAAGGAGTTTGCGAAGGTGCTGGCGGAGGAAACGCCGTTATGCGCTGATCAATTTGCAGCGATGCGGCTACTCCGGGAAACCGTGATGACGGCGAACGCGGCGATCGCGTTGAAGGGAAAGGTTTGACACGGTGGGTGTAGTGTAGCGGCTCTGCACGGGAGGCTGTGAACCTCTCAGCGACCGGATCGACACCGGCCACCCACCCCAAAGTTCTGGTAGTATTTGGTTAGCGCCCCGTTCGTTCAACGGACAGGACTACAGTCTACGAAGCTGTGAATTCCGGTTCAAATCCGGAGCGGGGTACCAAAAGTTTTGTTTGTTCCTTGGTAGCTCAACGGTAGAGCACGCGGCTGTTAACCGCGCTATGGGGGTTCGACTCCCTCCCTTGGAGCCACGGCCGGTTCATTCAGTGGCAAGGATGCGACGCTCTGAACGTCGTCACGTTGGTTCGAGTCCAGCACCGGCTGCCAAGTTCGTGGGGGCGTCGTTCAACGGGAGGACTGCTGGTCTGCACCCAGCCGATGAGGGTTCGATTCCCTTCGCTTCCACCAAAGTTCGCCGGCGTAGCACAAACTGAAGGATTGCTCCTTCCATAGAGACGATAAACAAAATAGTGCGCCTGGAGCTTGATGCCGGATGAGGCTAGAAGCTGGACGTGGAAATCCAGCCACCAGGAGATGCCGAGTGGAGAATCGGGAATCTCGGCCGCCGGCGATTCAACTCATGAGAGAGCGCCTTTTCTTCTACGTGCTAGACGGTATGCGGGTCGCCATCATGGCCTTCGACGACGACGCAGCTTACCTACAAATGCGACAATTCGGTACCGAAATCGCCTATCGCGCGGAGAGCATTAAGATCCTGGACATCCCGCGGAACGTCTGCCCAGTCTGTAGAAACCCAACGCTCGAAGACATACCATGTCCAGAGAATCGTCCTGGCTGCTTGGTATATCACGGGTGCCATTGCACTTACTGTGGGCACTCACCACAGATCATTGCGGCCAGCAACATCATGGTACCCAATGAGCGTAGCGGCTTCAAACTTTCTTCCTTGACCGACACTCCTATATAGGAGTAACATCTATTCCATGGCAACCATCCTTCGGCCCCGCCTGTTAAGTAGAGCACTCAGGTCATCGCTCTGCTTGTGTTCGTATTCCCTGTAAAATCTAGGCCCGTTGGCGGAATTGGCAGACGCGCTGGTCTTAGGAACCAGTCCTCCGGGGTCAGGGTTCGACTCCCTGGCGGGCCACCAAAGTTCTTTGACAAGTGAATTCAATGCACCGGAAGGCAATCGGCAAGCCAGCGGACCGCAACTCCGCGGTGGCCAGTTCGACTCTGGCCCGGTGCTCCACAGAGGGGTGGGCGAGTCCGGTTTATGCCAGCAGTCCCGAAAACTGCCACACCTCCTGGTGTCGTGGGTTCAAATCCCACCCCCTCTGCCAAAGTTCATGTGATATCATTCCTCCATGCCGATGGCTACCCCGGAACTGCAGGCAGAATATCAACGTGAGTGGATGGCTCGTAGACGTAGAGAATGGTTCGCCGGTAAGCGTTGCAAGGATTGTTCGAGCACTGAAAATCTTGAACTTGATCACATGGAGCCATCTCAAAAAGTAGATCATCGGATCTGGAGTTGGTCCAAGCACAGGCGAGACGCTGAGTTACTGAAATGTGAAGTGCGTTGCCATCGATGTCACAAGAAACGTCATAACGTTCCAAAAATGAGGCACGGCGGCGCGAGGTATGCGGCAGGCTGTAGATGCGCAATTTGCAGAGCATGGAAAAGCGAAGCGCTCCACCGGGAGACACGCCGAAAAGGAATGAAAAGAAGCAAGAGTTCGCTCCCGTACCAGCCCGGTCTTCTAAACCGGTAACTGTAAATGGACATGCGAGTTCGAGTCTCGCCGGGAGCACCATGAGCCCGCCTACCGGTCCGGTTTCCTAAACCGGTAGCCGTAGTGGATCAGGCCGGTTCGATTCCGGCGGCGGGTTCCAAGCGCGGGTGGCCGAGAGGATTAGGCGCTCCCCTCCGAAGGGAGAATATGCGTGGGTTCGAGTCCCACCCCGCGTTCCAAGTTTCAAACTAGAAATTCCTGGAATGTGTCCCGGAATGGCTAGTTAAGTTCTTTGAAATGAGAATGTGGTGTGGCTGATTAGTCACACCTTGCGGTGAGGTCCCATAACGGTATTGGAGCAGTTTGCTAAACTGCCGGACTGGCGAAGAGCCGGCCATGTGGGTTCGAATCCCACCCTCACCGCCAACAAGCTTGGGCAGCATGCAGATACGGTTGACTGCGCCAGTCTGTAGAACTGGATCTCTTCGGAGACGCTGGGGGTTCGAATCCCTCGCTGCCCACCAGACTTAGCCCCGTGGCGGAATGGCAGACGCGCCGGTTTCAAAAGCCGTGGCCTTCGGGCGTAAGGGTTCGACTCCCTTCGGGGCTACCAGTCTTGTGCTCACGATTAAGTTCAATCGCTCGCTTGACAAGCCTCACGTCAAAGCACTGCACCGACATTGGATCTGACTCGAATTCAGCAACAATCAAATCGAGAACTTTCCAAACATCAGCCTTAGCCAAATAGTCATCCATTAATCTCCTCATTTCCCGTTCCATGGCGGTCTGTTCGGCATGCGAACGTTCGTCACCACACACACAGCTCGTTTGACCCACTCCTCGAAAGACTCGTCTGGCTGCTGCGCACGGGTGATGAGGTACATCGTCTGCGGCGGCAGGTACTTGTCTTCAATAATCGGCAGCTTATTCAGCTCTGGCGACGAGTCGTTCATCGAACTCCGGCGTGCCCATGCAGGGCACTTTGTCTTTCCAAATTATATATATGACTATTGACCGTTTGAACCCGTGTCATGTTACTCCCATATAGGAGTGCTCTCTAATTATTCTGTGCCGATTCCGCTTTCGCTATGAGTCTGAAGCCATTCGCGGATAATGTCTCCACAGTGGCCCTGAGCTTAACCGCAGTTTCGATTAAATCCAGGACCGCCTTTTCCGAATCTTCCAAGCCTGGATTCCAATCCAGTACCGGACAATCGATGATCTCTTTGGTGGCAGCTAGTATCTTGTCAAGCGGCACATTCTTAAACTGATTAGCCAGCCAGATCACTTGGACCATGTGAGCGAAGTAGGCTTTAATAGTCATCCCAGCAAATAAACGTTCGGCCATTCAGTTCCTCCCGATAAACATTAACAAATAGATCGGCACCATCGAGGCGCCGACGAGCGCCAGCCAGGAAACGAAGTAGTCCACCGGCGCGATGCCGGAGTGCACAAACAGCGGCCGATAGACCAGACAGATCGCCGCGGCGACCCAGTGCGAGCAACAGTACGGGCAGCACAAGAGTTCTCGCCAGAAGGGGCTCTTCTTACCGGCCCACATGCGCACGGACTCGAATACCGGCATCGAGCTGCGCGAGATCGTAAAAGACATCGTCGCAGTGGCAAAAGCTAAGTAGAATAGCATTAATCCTCGCGCTCCACCAAACCGTGTGCAAGGGTCTTCGCTGTAAGATGCGCCGGTTCGCCACTTCGCCCCTCCTTTTCAAACAAGCGATTCAGCCGCTCCGCTCGCCATTGCTTAAAAGGCATTCCGGGACGATCTTTGCCGCGGCGAAGCTTGAAGCGATCAGGCACACCGGGGCCATCGAGCATCAGTACAGGCTGGCCCGCCAGACCCAGCACATCGAGCACGGTCTGGAGCTGTTTCGAATCTTTGTCTTCGCTCCAGACGCCGATCGCGCCGTCGGGTAAGATCCGGATGCCAAGCCGGTTCGCGAGGTCGCGCGCTTCATCGATCAGATCCTCACTTGGCGGTATCGGCATCGGCAGCTACCGTCACGGCAGGATCCTCAGCGGGAACCGGGAGCTGTTTCTGCACTTCCTGCTCGATCGCCAGCGCCAACTCAACCGACAGGTGCGCCTGGTAATCCATTGGCTGCATGCCATTCGCCTGCAACAGGCCGGGCGTCACTACCGCCGCGACAAACAGAATCTTCTCGCGGCGCGCTTCGATATCCAAGTTCGCCTTTGCCATGTCTATCTCCTGAAATTTGGCCCAGGGGAATCACCTCCCCCGAGATTTATTCCCCTGGACCATTCTCCCCGGACTGGGAAGAATCCTGCTCGGGCTCCGTCGGGGCCTTCGCGGCGACCGCCTGGAGCGCGCCGGAAATGAACGCGTCGAACTGTATCGCAGCTTCGACCATCGCGATCATTGTCGCCGGCCGAATGACTGGGCCGCCCTTACGATCCGCGTCACGGCTAATCGCGTTATACATCTCCGCGTCTTTGATGATCAGGTGGTCGTAAGCGTTGATCGCCAACATCAGTGCGGTCGTGCGCCGCTTCTCTTCCTTTGTGAGGTCGACCGTCATCTTGGTTGGATCGTAGGCGATACCCTGCTCTTCAAGAACAGCCGTGTCTCCTGGCTCGCCGGTTTGTCTGTCGACTGCTACGAAGTGTGGATCTGGTAGTTTCTGTGTCATCACTCCCCCATGTCCAGCCGATAGCTTTGCGCGATCGGCAGATCCGGTTTTTCCCGGTTTTCTTCCTCCGGCCCCAACCCGTCGAAAATCTCTTCCATCTGACACTGTAGATCGTACCAGGTCCAGCCCTCGTTATAGTACCGCCGGGCTATGATCAACCGGTGAATCAGCTCCGTCGTGGTCATAGTGGAATCCCAATTCTACTTTCACTTGCGTTTTTGTCAACTACTAATTTCAATGCACGCCGTCGATCTCAATTTCCGGGCCTTCCCAGGCCGCGTGCTGCGCCAGCGCCGGCTGTGGATTCTTCGGGTTGATCAGATGACACGCTGCGCAAATACACGCCCACTGGAACTGCACCTTCTTCCGGCCGTTCCGCGCTTCCCCGATCGGGCGCCCGCCGACCGGCCCCGAGTACCAGTGCCACTCTCTGCTTAACCACCGCGCGCTCGACTCCCCAGCCTCGAGGTGTGCATGCCGGCAGTACGCCACCACATCCCCTGGCCGCGGCCCGCTCATCTCGTCCCTATACCAGAATGCCCCTGTCTGACTTTCGCCCGCGGCTTCTTCCCCGGCACCAACAGCTCACGGCACGCCCGCGAATCATCACACTCGTGAATTTCCACATGCCGATCGTGTACCCAACAATCAAAACACGGGAAGTATTGCCCTTGCCAATTACTCACAAACACAGCTTCGCGATACAACTCAATGCGGCTGCAAGTCTGTGATTCGACAGACAGATATTTACAGAAAAAGTCGACACAGCACGCCGGAATCTTCGAGTGTAGCCCAGCCCGCCGCTGATCTTCTACTGTGATCCGTCTCGCGTTCTGGCGATGACGGAGTTCACCGTCCAATTCATCATCGCTGAAGTCGGCTAATAAAAGTGAGGGCATTAGGCCCCTCCGCGGTAAACTGACCAGCCACGATCCGGCAGCGGCCGCTTCTCCTCATCCAACCGCTTCACCCACAAACCGCCGCCGGTCTTGCGCTGCCCGTAGGACAACTGCGCATGACAGGCCCGGCAAGCAATCTCGTAGAAATCATTGTTGTCGATCGTCCGCACACGGAAGACGACGTCATTCGACTTACAGCACCCACAGGTGTCGTCGATCTCGAAGACTTCCTGCACCGCGGCGATTCCCTTGAAGAGCTCTTTCGGCCCGGCACCTTCGATCTTAAAGAGCAGCCGGCCGTTTTTCGACTTGTATTGGACTTCCACTAAACCCTCGCGATTCTTCAGGCGCAAACGGCGGTCCGCTCCAGGGCTCCCGCCAACTCACCCCGAAGTCTAGGCCCCTCCGCTATCCCCAGGCTCCCACGGCACGTCCTTCACCACGTCTTCCCGCCCCTCTACGTGCCCGAAAACCGGCTTCCCCCGCCGCTCTCGCTTGGCAACCCTACCTGCTGGCTCTGATACTTCACTGCCATCTCCCCGCCCCGCGCCACCGGCGACCCCAGTACCCCCACCCGCGCCAAGGTCTCCAGTGCCACCGCGATCCGCTCCAGCTCGTGCGTGATCGACGTCACCACGACCGCCAGGATCCCCACCGACCCGATCGTCGCTAACGCCATCACCAACCACATCCATCCCTCCTCGGTCACGTAACTCCTCCAACACACTCACTAACCGCCCTAATTGCTCCGCTATCCGCTCCCCGACTTCCTTCTTCGGCCGCCCCGCCCCTTCGCGTTTTCCACCCATATGTTGATTATCGCTTCGGAAATCAAAGTGTACTTCCGCCAACGGCGATATACAAGTTGATTTCGAAAAAATATTCAAAATGTGATTTCTGGGTCGATATTCAAGTTTCATTTTGATTTTGTGAATGATATTCAGATGGCGCCGTGGAACCGATCGCTCTTTCACGCGCCGCGCGCGGGGTTACCCCCACCCCCTGTGCCTCCCAGCTCGAGCCTGCACTACCGGCAGTAGCCTGACCCCGCACGCGCGTTCTCTTACTGCCGATCGCCTGCCGCGGGGTTGTCAAGCGAACTATATCTGCCGCCGATTGAACGACTTGCAAGCAATCGCTTGCAAGTCGTTCGCAGTCTGCCGCATAGTGGGGTCACCGCAAAACGGAGTGCGGCACGGATGGAGAACGGTAACGGAATCAACGCGATGGGAGGACAGGCACAAGACATGGGCCACGGGCTGGGGGTTAGACACCACAGTGGGCGCGGTGGGACTCGGTTCATCGACGCCAAGCGCCACGTGCGTGGTCTAGGGGGCAGTCTGACATGGCTACCGGACACGCAAGAATACCTCGTAGCCATGCCGTACCCCATCAAACCAGGGGGGATAGGGTTTCGGCGTCGGAAGGGGGTGTACTTCACGACAGACTTGGCTGATGCTATTGCCACTGCACGGTTGATGGCAGGGTGTGAAGTCTCGGAATGCTGACAAGGGTTTTCGCATGGCAGTTTGGCGCCGACGGGGTAACCGCGGCATGGCATTGGCATCGAGCGTAAGCTCACTAACCACACTGGAGGCATTTTATGAAAGCGATAATGACGAAGGCTGAGGCTATCGAGATAATGATTTCGGTTGCCAAGCTCGATCGACACAACAGCACTGGTTTTGCAATTATGCAGGAAAACTTGGCACGCCTTGGCCAGTTAGCAGTGCCCGCCCATGGCCACAGATGCCCGGACTGCTCACGTTCGGATGCGTTGTTCTGTTACAGCACTGCAGTTCAGCGAATTCGTGAGATGAAAGACTGAAGTGGGCTTGCGCCAGGGGCATGGTTTCGACCGTGCCCCTGGGCAAACCGGTAGACCCCGTGCAATCGGAGATTGAGCGCTTGAAGGCTGAAAATGCGGCACTTAGGGCCAAAGCGGCCAAGTCTACCACGGCTGGCACTCTAACTCCGCACGTCTCGGAGAAAGGGGCCTTGTCCGTCTATGGCCTGGGACGATTCCCCGTCACGCTCTACTCCGAGCAGTGGGAACGTCTACTTGGCTACAGCGCTGAAATCAAGGCGTTTATCGCCAAGCATGAACACGTGGCTGAAATGCGCACGGTTGACGGAGTGCAGGTTTCACGTAAGCTCACCCGCCAGTAGACTCTTGACGGCTGGCAGCCGTGGTGATAGACTGCCAGCCAAGCTGTACCCAGTCCTGAGTAGCAAATCCTCAGGAACATCATTACCTCGCAAGAACCCCGATACTGGCGTGAGCTGGTCATTGGGGTTTTTGTTTGTCCCAGCGTCCCGAATCGAAACAGACCTGCCGAAAGCCTACCGAAACACCCTCGAAACCACGTCAAACCAGGGCAAAAACACTCCCATATGGGAGTAACACAGGGGTGAAGTGTGTCTAAACTAGGGCTGGACCAGCCAATCCGAGCGAGCTCGGCTTGGCTGCCTCAGCATAACGCCAGATTTGCCACTTGTCAAGTTAGTCTATCTTTTGGCTAGGCGATGCGTCGGTGAAGACTGTGTTGAACTCTTCGCCGAGGTATCGACCAGAGCAGTATGCGATCACTTTGCTGCGCCTGATGTGCGTCTGGTCTACGATCTCACCGTAAGACATCCCGCCTGCGCGAAGTGCTCGAACTCTTCGCACGGTCCGCGGGTTAGCTTCTCGCTTGCTGTGATAGTTCAAAACTGGCTTGTAGTCCGGGTCAGTCCAACTCACGTTGTGCAGCACACTGCGGATAGTTGATGGCGCGGCGCCGAATTCTTGCACTAGGGCTACGGTCGGCACGCCAGCAGCAGCCTTCTCACGGATCTGCTTCGCCTTCTCCATTGTGAGCACATTTGTCGGCTTTGCGCGGTTGTTTTCCACACCGGTAATAGCCTGTAAGTGCTCTGGATTGATACACCTCGGATGCCAGCACAGATGATCGATCTCATAGCCGTCCGGGATCTCGCCTTTGTGCTCACGGTAGACTTGGCGCTCGATAAACCGGCCAAAGTCATCGAGCGCATAGCCTTCTGGATCAGAATGCTTTAACCAGATCCAGCATCCAGTGATCGGGTTGACCTTGTAATCCGTTGACTTGATCGGCTCGATCGTCGGCAACACGACCGGGACTAACACTGGTACAATCTCTCGTGACATGACAGTAACAGTATAGCACGTGCACGCGCGATGCACGTTCGGTTCCGACACGCTTTTTTGCGAGCAGAATCAACGCGATCCGGACTTTTTTCGCTCGAAACGCTTGCGTTTCGGTTACAATCGAATCGCACGGTGCAGCGCTGCACGTTGGACGCTGCGAAACACTCAACACTGGAGACAAAGACAATGCAACACGTTGACCGGCAACAACAAATCTTCGCAGCGTTGCAGATTGTGCACGCTGTGGGCGAAGCCATTCAGGAGCTTGGCTCAGTGCCTTCCGGCACGCTCTACGCGCGTCTCATGGACCAAATGCGCCTGGATCGCTACGAACAAATCATTGGCTTGCTCAAGACCGCCCGCTTGGTCGAGGAGTCAAACGAACACCTGCTTACCTGGATAGGGCCGAAGGCGGTGGTCCTGCGCACGGCCGTGGAAGCCAATATTGAAGACGGCACGCTGGCGTATGACGACGTCAAGTCGGTGGCCCATGACTAGCGCCGAAATGGTCACAGACTTCAAGCCGCGGGTCACAGTCTTCGAGACGCCTGTCGGCACCTTCAACTGGCACGCTGACGCCGACGCCGCGGTACACAAGGCCGATCTCGGCAAAGACTGCATCGTCAAGAAAGTCACCACGGCGACGTGTCGCGAGCTATGCAAAGCCGTGACAGCGTACTGCAAATCTAAAGGCTTGCAGCCCGATGAATACGGCTTCGATTCTTGGCGGCCGTTATACGGCGCACCTGAGCCACGCTTGCCTGAAAAGTGGTGGCACCTCATTGCCTTCGTGGTCGAAGGTGGATCTGAAGGCTTTTACATCCACATCGGCGCCATGGTCCAGCAACATATGAGCAAAGAGAATCCCAATGGCGACGCGAAGTGGGTTGACCTTGGCTTGGCGAAGACTTACTCGCCCGACAATGCCTATGCACTAGCAACGGAGGCGCAGCGTTTCCTGACCGCGGCGGAATGGAATGGCTGATATCGACCAACGCATCGAAGCGCTCACGCAGTCTGTCGAGCTGCTTGCCCACATGCACCGCGATAACGAGCGCAGCACCAACGCTGCCATCCAGACTATCGCCGGTGCGTTGCAAACCGTGGCCCGATCTCTCGATCGGGCTTACGATCTGCTCACTAGCCACGAAACACGGCTGTCAAAACTGGAGGGCCAGTGAGTCTTACCCACTACAGCGATAAACCGCTGACAACAATCTATTCGACGCCGATTGCCAAGCAGGAAATATACTTCAAACCAACCGGCTTATGGGTATCAGTGGACGGGCCTGCTGACTGGAAGGGATGGTGCCTCAACGAAGGGTTCGCTCTGGACAAATTAACCCACGCAAGCCGGATACTCCTCCACAAGGGAGCCAATATCTTGCGAATCCGTAATGCCAGCGATCTCGACACACTTACCGAGCAATATGGCCTTGGCAGCTATCGGATGGACTGGCCGAAGATTGCTACACAACACCACGGCATTATCATCGCGCCATACCTTTGGGGTCGAAGGCTTTATCCTGGCGTCGATTGGTATTATCCGTGGGACTGCGCAAGCGGCTGCATCTGGAATGCCGCAGCCGTCAGAAAGATCATCCATATTTCACCAGCACCACTGGAGGAACCACATGCCTAAACCCACTGGCCAACAGCGCTGCGATCTGCTCTCCATCGCTTACGGTCGGCTGCCGCTCGACATGCGGCCAATTCTACTCGAAGCCGGCGCCCGCGGGACTTACCGCAAGTATTGCAGTTTTCTCAAATCGCTCGATGGCGCGATCCGCCATGCCCAGCGCATCCGTGACCAGGAGGAACGGCAACAGTGTGACGACTGCGGCGCCGCAACTGGGTCGCTGGTAGGCTGCCCTGATGGCGCGGAGATCTGCCGGCCATGTTTCAACGAAGGGAGACATTAGTCATGGACCCGGATGAATGTTTACGTGAATTGCTGGCCCTGGCAGCCGAGCTGGTTGAGTTAGAGGTGAACTTCGACGAAGTGGACGAATGCGATGTCTATGCCACTAAAGTTACCCGCATGTCGGAGCTGGTCGAGGCTCTCGATGGCTGGATTACCAAGGGCGGCTTCTTACCTGGCGGAGCTTGACTTTACCGGGCCGCGTGGGTGGCCGTGAGCCCGGCCTATCATACGCCACCCTGTCTCCAGTTGGGCGGCGCCGCGCTGCAAATGCAAAGCAGTTCGACGGCGCGGTGCCGCCGTTTTTCGCTGGGGATTCAACGGGTTGCACGATTTTTGTTGACACAAAGCGCGGCGCTGTGAGATTCTTTTCTCGGCGCTGCAAAAACGCAAGCGTTTTGAAACGAGCAGTATAGATAACACTAACGGAGACAATAACATGAACGTAGGACGAACATTCCCCGAATTCGCCAAGGAAGTGGTTAGGCAAGCCGCAACCAAGAAAGACTATCTCGCTCCTCTACCTACCTTGCAAATGCTGATCGACGCAGGCGCAGTACAGAACATCAATAACCTGGATGCTGCCATCCGCAACACCGAGGATAGACCGCCGGTCCAGTTCTCAATGCGAATTGGCGATACCGGCAGGTTCCACATGCGCAAGCTGTTTCACGATCAGCTCCGCGAATTCTGCGGAATCCCGAAGCCTTATTACGATCGGATGCGAACTGAAGAGCCTGAGCTGCTCATCCACAACGTGCAGACTTGGCTCAACAGATCAGCTCACGAAAACCCGAACATGGTGCGCATGATTCGGACTCTCGACGGCCACGCTCGCGCGTTTCTCTCAGACATCTACCGGCCGCTGGACAATATCGATTTGGTTATCGCCATCAAGGACACCCTGGTCGAGGTTGGCGCTGTTATCGATTCCTGTGAATTGACTGAAACGAGGCTGTACATTAAGTGCACCTCGCACAAAATCACTTGCCAGCCAAAAGTTGGCGACATCATCGAAGCTGGCGTCTTGATTCAGAATTCCGAGGTCGGCATGGGTCGGCTGGTAGTCGGGCCGTTTCTGAAGCGGCTGGCCTGCTCAAATGGCATGATAATCGATGATTTCGCTTTCCGGCGTACTCACATCGGTAAGCGTTCCGGGCGCCGCGGCGGAAATCTTGCGGCGGGTGATGTTGCGGTTGGTGGCGGCAGTGGCCAGCTTCCTGAAGAGTGGCTGAGCGATGAGACCCGTAAAGCCGATGATGTCGCATTCTTCGGCAAAGTTCGCGACATGGTGAAAGCCTATTTTGACCCCAATAAGCTCGCGGAGATATCTGGCAAGCTTGACGAATCCACAAAACGTACGATCGACGCTAACCCAGTGAGCGTCGTCAAAGTCATCAAGAACGATTACGTCTTGACCGATGACGAGGAAGCCAAAATCCTAGCCAATCTCATCACTGGCGCCGATCTCTCGCAGTATGGCCTTGCGCAAGCTGTTACCGCGCTGGCTGGCGATGTCTCGGATTACGAGCGCTCTACCGAGCTCGAACGTGCTGGCGGCCAGGTCATCCAACTGGCGGATACAGACTGGGAAGATTTGCTGAAAGAAAGCAAGAAGCTGGCGGCGTAACGGTTTGCCCGGCGGGATTCGCGAAGTCTTCCGCCGGGTTACTTGGGGCACTCTCTCCGGGTGCCCCGATTTTTCAACTGGAGGAAAAACGCAATGGCAATGGTAGAAAAATCTAACGACGATGCCCATCAACGGGCCACGGACAGCGCAAATGATCCGATCTTTGGACACTCTGTTAAGCAAGCCCTTGGCTGGATGTGCGGTTTTGCGCTCTTTTTCCCTCTGCTGCTCTTGATTTTGGCGATTCTAACGCCGATCATGACGGCAATTGTACGTCACGTGATGTTCGGAGGATCACAGTAAATGGAAACTTCGATTTGGCTGATTATCATCGGCGCCGCGCTGCTCGTGGTTAGCACCTTGATCCGCGCGTACTGCCACTACTCTCAATACTGGAGGCACAAATGACTCAGCTCACCACCGGCAAGTACGTGAAGCGCGAAACCGCGACCAACATCCGCGAGCGGCGCCAGTTTAGGCCCGTCATCGTCACACTGCACCCCGGCTTTATGGATCTCCGGCTGAAAGGTTGCCGGAGGTCCTTCACGCTCGGCTATGAGGCGGCTTACCGGGCCGCCGTGATGGCGGAGCACGAAGCGAAACGGCAGGAACGCATCAAAAGACGGCGGGCAAGGAGAATAAATGCCTAATATCGTTTACAGAATCACGCTCGAAGGGCACGGCGGCGCTACGCTGGACCAACTTTGCCGTGAAGCGCTCAAGATCCAAGAAGCCTTTGGCATCGACCACTTGTACGTGATCCACAATAACGTGACCTACCACGTGCAACCACAAACGCCGTATGCGGTCACGGAAACCTCACGCGGAAAGAAGAAGTAAGCATGCCTGACGCATACTACACGGCACTGATACGCACGAAAGGCGAACTTCAGCGCGCCATTCATGAATTTACAGCGCACGGTCACGATACGACGTCACTCGCGCGAGCTCTCGCCGACGTAGACATGTGGATCGACCAGCACAATCAGCCTGCCGCGATGCGCCAAATGCTAGCGAAGTTGAATGTGGACATCAAAACGCGCATCGACCGGTTCAAGGCAACGATCGGGGGCAACTATGGCCAGAAAACCTAAGCCGCGCCAATACACCACTGACGAGGTCCGCGAGAAGTTCCTGCAATACATACACAGCCTCTGCCACTATTGGCGCACCGTCGAAAACCCGACGAGTGATCGCTTCGACGGTCTAGCGTTTTCCATTTTGGCAATGCTTGACGGTTCTTCCATCGAGTTGCCAGCCTTCGCTGTGGTGCCTGCGCCACACCAAGATGACAAACTCTACCACATTGAAGAAGGAAGCAACTGGTTTCCGGAATTCAGGCCATGGCTTAGCCGGCGGCCAGGGAACCAGGAACCAGTGTGCGACATCGCCGGCAATTTGCACGAGCAATTTTTAAAGAGAAAGGTCTAAGCCATGGATATGATCGCAGTCACGTCATCGAACATCGCCAAGATCGGCTACGATCCTGGCAAAGAGCGGCTCCGCGTCGAGTTTCACGACGGCGCTTTGTGGGAATACGAGCAGGTCGATCAGGCGCTCTACGAAGGGCTCATGGCGGCCGGCAGTAAGAACGGGTTTTTCCGGCAGTTCATCCGCGGCAAGAAGCCGGCATCGAAGGTGTAGGGACGATGCCTGACATCAAAGAATACGTGATCACAGATCCAACCGTGGTCAAAGTGGCGAGCTTACTGCAGTACGTCTCGCGCTGCCCAAATTGCGGCTCCGAATCCACCAAGCCGGTGCCGAACACCTGCGCCTACTGTGGTGCCAAAATGGAGAACAAACAAGATGCCACTGCGGTATCAAGTGAGAACAGTTGACGGCAAAACCGTTTACGAAACTGAGACCTTGGGCGACGCCAAGCGGCATTGGCGCGCCATGATCGGGTCTGGAGCTACAATCCGGGACGTACTGTATGCGGCTGGCGTTGTCAATGAGCCCGGTGACACTCGCCGTATTCAGGCACTCTCTAATGAGGTCTTCGACCACCTGATCGAGCGATTCAAGGTGACCGCCACGCCAGCCTTGAAAGCCGAATTCTTGGATTGGTTGACCGCGGAACTCGAGCAGTACTTAGTCAGGGCCGTCACTCCTATATAGGAGTAAAACCCTATTGTGCTCTGGATATTTGTCAGCTAAAATCTCGAAAGGAAACAAGAACTATGGCCGAAGAACGGAAATTACCACCCGCGAAGCCTTTGACCGACGAAGAGACTGCCAAACTGATAGAAGAATTCCCGCGGTGGGATCTCACAAAGATCCTTATCATCTATCGGGATACGGGCGGCTGGTGTGGCTTTGAGGACTTCTATAAATTCCTGTACGTGTGTGACAAAAAGAACCTCGATCCCTTCATGAACGAGGTCCATGGCGAGACCCGATGGAGTTCCGAGAAGGGCCGCCATACGCTGATACCGATCACTCACATCGACGGTGCCCGCAAAGTCGCTGACAGCACTCAGCAATACGACGGCCAAGATGACCCAGTCTTTGAAAACAACGCGAAAGGCGAGCTGGTTTCTGCCACTGTCCGGGTCTATCGCAAATCGAACATCGCCAAGATCGGCTACGATCCTGGCAAAGAGCGGCTCCGCGTCGAGTTTCACGACGGCGCTTTGTGGGAATACGAGCAGGTCGATCAGGCGCTCTACGAAGGGCTCATGGCGGCCGGCAGTAAGAACGGGTTTTTCCGGCAGTTCATCCGCGGCAAGAAGCCGGCATCGAAGGTGTAGGGACGATGCCTGACATCAAAGAATACGTGATCACAGATCCAACCGTGGTCAAAGTGGCGAGCTTACTGCAGTACGTCTCGCGCTGCCCAAATTGCGGCTCCGAATCCACCAAGCCGGTGCCGAACACCTGCGCCTACTGTGGTGCCAAAATGGAGAACAAACAAGATGCCACTGCGGTATCAAGTGAGAACAGTTGACGGCAAAACCGTTTACGAAACTGAGACCTTGGGCGACGCCAAGCGGCATTGGCGCGCCATGATCGGGTCTGGAGCTACAATCCGGGACGTACTGTATGCGGCTGGCGTTGTCAATGAGCCCGGTGACACTCGCCGTATTCAGGCACTCTCTAATGAGGTCTTCGACCACCTGATCGAGCGATTCAAGGTGACCGCCACGCCAGCCTTGAAAGCCGAATTCTTGGATTGGTTGACCGCGGAACTCGAGCAGTACTTAGTCAGGGCCGTCACTCCTATATAGGAGTAAAACCCTATTGTGCTCTGGATATTTGTCAGCTAAAATCTCGAAAGGAAACAAGAACTATGGCCGAAGAACGGAAATTACCACCCGCGAAGCCTTTGACCGACGAAGAGACTGCCAAACTGATAGAAGAATTCCCGCGGTGGGATCTCACAAAGATCCTTATCATCTATCGGGATACGGGCGGCTGGTGTGGCTTTGAGGACTTCTATAAATTCCTGTACGTGTGTGACAAAAAGAACCTCGATCCCTTCATGAACGAGGTCCATGGCGAGACCCGATGGAGTTCCGAGAAGGGCCGCCATACGCTGATACCGATCACTCACATCGACGGTGCCCGCAAAGTCGCTGACAGCACTCAGCAATACGACGGCCAAGATGACCCAGTCTTTGAAAACAACGCGAAAGGCGAGCTGGTTTCTGCCACTGTCCGGGTCTATCGCAAAGATTGTGCTCATCCCTTTGGGTCGACCTGCTTTCTGAATGAATTCAGGGGCGGTGGATTATGGAGCAGCAAGCCGCATGTCATGCTCGCCAAGGTCGCGGAGATGCTGTCATTTCGCAAAGGATTCCCCGCTGCATTGGGGGGGATCTACATCGAGGAAGAGTTCGACCGTAACGATATGCCGGCTGCAGCTCCACCCGTCGAAGACTTCGCGGTCGGGCAGAAGACTGCCGAGACTCCACCACCAGCCAAAGCAGAAGCTCCGCCAGCGAAACGCGAGACACCGCCGGCGCCGCTACCAACTCAGACCGTCACTATGCCTAGTGAACTCGAGACCACAACCAATAAGCGCATGGCCGACATCCGGCATATCATCCGGGAGGTCGGCAAATTCGATGCCCCGACCACTGAAAAAGTTCTCAGTATGTTTTTGCGCAACTTCTTCGGCGTCACCACCCTGCCGAAAGATCCGGAGAGTTATCAAGCGCCGCTCGCTGTACTCGAGGCATTGACTCCGGCTGGCGTCGAAGAGCTAATTAAAGATCCGACGGCCGCCGGTAAAAAAGCGCGTGAACCGCTCGAGAAGGCATTCGATACCTGGAAGTGGACCGTGGAGTCGTGCGCCATAGCGAAGGACTTTATCCGCGCCAAGGCGATGACTTACGCCGATTTCATCACCTGGATCAACATGACGGGCGCCGACAAGCTTTCTTCCGAAGATGTATCGGCATTCCTGCTACTGGCAACCTGTACGAGCAAAGCGTACATGCTATTACAGTTGCCAAATATTAAAGCCATTACTGAGGCTGTGACTTGCCTCATTGATCAGTTTGGCGGATTCGCAGGGCTGAAAGCCGCTAAGCCGGACGACGTTGCCGCGGCCATCCAAGGGTTGGGACCAAAACAATGACAAACAACGAATGCGCAGACAGTTTAGAGAAATTCGCGGCTATTCTACGCGCGAACGAAATGCTTGTGGCTAATGGGATGGAACGGCCGCTGAGGCAGCCGATGATCGGGATTTTCTGCGACACCAAAGAAGAGCTAGTCGCGGCGATCAGGGCCATTGGCGGGAAGTGGACCAAACGCATGCCGGCAGACAACAACAATGAATTTGGCACGATTCGCCTGGAATCGACCACGCTTCCACCGTTGTTTCTGCACATCTACCGAAACAAGGTTTGCCGCAGAACCGTGAAGTGGGATTGCGAACCTTTCCTGTCGCCGGAAGATGAGCAGGAAGTCGCAACCGCCATGGAGGGGAAATGAGACTACGTTCACCTGAAGTCGAAGCCGAAGCTTGCCGGAAGGCATTCAGGAATGTTAAATCAGGTGCTCTGGTATGGCACTGTCATCATGAGATCCTGGTCGAAACCTTACGGTATGCGGATGGGGATGCGAACCGGCGTATTGACTACATTCTCTCATCAAAAGCCAGGGCAGAACAGCCATTGCGACTACGCCTATTCCGGCCCGTCAAGATGAAGAAATTGCCAGCAGCACTCCTAAAGTCGGTCCAGGACGCTCGCGATGCCTACGAAACTCACATGACTGATGAGTACTGTGCACTGCTAAGGGCACGAGACCGCCTTGATCGTGCAAGCGCGAAATTGATAATGGCGGCAAGACGTCTTCACAAGAGCCAGTGTCTGGCTGATTGCCCGTGGAATGGGAGAACGATTTTCTCGCGGAAATGGTATGCCAGTCACTCATCGAAGTGAAGATCACACTTACTGGGACGGCCCCGTAGAATACCCCAGCGTCACGCGCATCTTGCGCGCCGCCGGCATCTACCAAGTCAACCCCTTTGCTGAGCAAGAGCGTTACCAAAAGCGCGGTAAAGCCGTGCACATTGGTGCCGATCTAGTCACACTGGGCCAGTGGGATCCGGAGACCACGCATCCCGAGGTGCGCGGGCGCATTCAAGCCGCGGCCAACTTCGTCGAAGCATTTGGCTTTGTGCGGCAATACGGCGAGCAAGTGGTCTGGGATGTGGACAATCGGTATGCCGGCCGATTCGACGTCGGCGGAATAGTCACGCGCATGGAGCACGCCGGTAAGGCCGTGCTGGTGGATTGGAAGTCTGGGGACCCGCCACCAGGTGTCGAAGTGCAATTGGCACTCTACGAACGTGCGGCCATGTTAATGTTGGATGCGACATTTTCTGAACGCTGGGCTGTCTGGCTGCGCGATGACGGAAGCTTTCGAATTCAGCAGTGCAACCACCCAGCGTCGCTTTCGGTGGGCCTGGGCGCTGTCTGGATCTATCATTGGAAGAAGAATAAGGGACTGTTATGACCGCGGACGAATATTTGGCCAGTAAGAATTGGCGCCGGCTCAACCCGAAAGCGAACAAGATGCAACCCCACTACTGGGACCATCCAGACCATCAGCCTAATTTGCACGGAGCGTTCACTACGCGCGACGCCGTGGAGCACCAAAAGCTTCTGGACAAAGGCAAGAAGTGTGATTGCTTACCAACCCAAGGAGAAGAGAAAGATGAGTAAAACAACGGAGATATCGATACCGGTCAGCCATGCTTTGCGTAAACTGCTGATCGAGGATCTTGAAGAAGATTTGGAGCTTATAGACGAAGCGCGTGCGGATATTAGTACCACACTCGACCTGTTGCGACGGACCACGCTCGAGCCAGAGTGCCCTGAACCAACTCACGCACCACCGCCGGCGCTGGAGGTCCCGACCAAAAGTAGTCACATGTCGGCTGCGGCGCGCAGACGGATCTCCCGCGCTCAGAAAGCACGCTGGCAGAAACAGCGTGACCAGCAAGCCGCTGGCCCTTACCCAAAGAAACACAAAAAGCGTGCAGCCGATCGTGGCAACGGTGGCACCAGTGCCGACGTGAAGAAAAAACGGCATGTGTCATTCGCCACTCGCAAAAAGATGGCTTTGGCCCAAAAAGCACGCTGGGTTCGCTTCCGCGAAGCCGGTGTCGAGAAAACAAAGGAGTAACGATCAATGCCGCGCCAGAAAACCACCACGCCCGAGGTCTCGACCGAAGTCATTAAAGCCGAAGCCATCGCTCTGGTGCAGCAGTCCAGCATCACGGAGCTCGAAGCCGCTATCAATACCACCATCCTGCAGTCCGAGGAATTGTTGCGGCGTTCGGATCTCGGGCGACTGGAATTCACCCTGGGGAGCTTGGAGGTCACCAATCTTCAGGAGCTGGACAATGCCCGCCAGTACCTCGTCGCACTCAAGGATGGCAAAACGAGGTACTCCGCCTTCTGGAACAGCAACATCAATCTCAAGAAGGTCTTCCATGCGGTCTGGCAGTTATTGTGCCGTTCGCAGGCCGCCGGCGAGAAGCGCTTCGATGACGCCATTGAGCAAGTCCAATCGGCCATGAAGCCCTATCTACAAGAGTTGAAGCGTGAGGAGGAAAAGCGACAGCAGCTCCTCGCTGATGCGGCCGAGGCGAGGCGAAAAAAGACTGAAGCCGAGGCGCGCACGCGCATGCTCGAAGGGAATATGACCGCCGCGGCCGTGCTCACCCAACAGGCGAAGTCGATCCAAACTCCGGTGCTGCCCACGGAGCCCGTGGTCATGGCTGGGCTGAGCACACGGCCGAAGAAGGTCGTGACCGTGACTGACCCGCAAGAGCTCGGCAACAGCATCGCCGCCGGCACGCCGATCGCCGTGGTCAAGGAATGGAACATCACGTTCCTGCAGGAACAAGCCAAGCAAAACATCACCTACCCCGGCACCACTGTGGAGGATGACATCAGCTTCTCTAGGAGGGCATCGTGAGCATCGTGAATGACACGTGGACAGCGCGGGTTTGGGTCGCTTTTGGGGAAACACAAGAGATTTGGGAATGCACAACAACCGTCAGTTTTTCACAGTTCTGTAGCGACGTCGTTGCAGCCGGCGGTCTCTCCACGCCTGATGAATACAGCCCTGTCTTCATCCCAATTGGGCAAATCCTAAGGATCACAGTACTATGAAGCCTGCGCCAGCGGCCTTGCCGTACATGAAGAAAATCACCAAGGTTCGAGAAGGCCACCGACTGTACCTCAAGAAAAGTACTCCCATATAGGAGTGACAATCTGTGAGTACTGATGTCAGATCGGCTATGGGATTGCCGGAGCGGCACATGCGCGTCGTGTGGGGGACCTGCCAGGAATGCGGTCATCTTCGGCCGTACGGGATCGCCGCGGATAAACCGTACATGGAAGGTGAGGAATCGATGGATATGCTCGACTTCCTGAATTTCCTTCTCGATTACACGATCCACTACCACAGCGGAAAGACAGAGGCAGAGTATCAACTCTGGAAAGCCACTCACGGGAAGAAGCAATGAGCCTACGCGACTACCAGCAAGAGTGTCTGGAAGAGATCCGCAGCGCCGGCATCGAGAATCAGCTCGTGGCACTTCCTACGGGAACCGGCAAAACTCTGATCTTTTCACACCTGCCTGAAGTCCTGAACTTGAGATTGCCCCAGCAGATGCTGGTGCTGGTACATCGCGATAAGTTGATCGAGCAGAATGCGGAGAAGCTGGCGAAATACAATCCGTCCTTGGCGATAGAAATCGAAGCGGGCAGCCGGCGCGCTCACCCATTTGCTGATGTCATTGTTGGTTCGATCCAGACACTGCAACACGCCAAGCGACGCGAACGCTTCAACCCGGCGATCGTGAAAGTCGTTATCGTTGACGAAGCGCACCACGTAATCAGCCCGTCATACCTCGGCGTTCTTGAGTATTTCCAGGTCTACAAGGGCGCCGAGAACCGCGTTCCTGGCAAGCTGCTCGTTGGCTTCACAGCGACCCCGAAGCGCGGCGACAAGATCGGTCTCGAAAAGGTCTTCGACAAGATCGTGTTCGCGC